AAGATTTTAATTATTTATATCATCTTGTATAGAAAACTGATCCGCCACTTTCATAGAAAGATCCAACATCACAAGAAACTGCAATATCATTGAAATCATTATCACCAGCACTATCATCAAGACCAATTCTTTGAGTTCCAAACAATCTAATTCTTCCAGTAGCACTTGTTAAGCGATAAACTGCTCCAGGTTGAATATCAAATGTCTGAACTGAATAGTTGGGCCCGAATGACATTCCACCAACACCAGTTCCACTTACCTTTGCGAATGTCATTGTATTTTCAAAGGCAGCTTCTCTAGTGGTAACAAAAGTAACTGATGGAGAAACCAACCTTAATATCGCTACCGCAGATTGATACTGACTTCCACCCAATGTAGTTTCAATGACTTCAACAGAACCATCAGTATAACCTCCACCTCCACCTCCGCCACCACCAGAGGTTCCTCCATCACCACCAGTAGTTCCACCACCACCATTTCCACCACCACTGCCAAGACCTGGAGTATTACGAATACCATAACCCTGTTTAAATCCCCTATTAATTCTTCCTGTTCCAGGTATTGGTGTTCTTTGTCCCCATAAAAATTGAGTTAAACCAAGATCAGTGCAAGGAGAAACTGTTTGGTTTCCTCTTGGACATGCAATAGCTTGTCCACCAAGAGGAATTGGTGCAACACTATCGGCCCCAACTGGAGGAACAAGTCCTTGAGTTTGAGAACCAAAAATACCAAAAGAAGAAGGAAGGGTCCCTGCAGAAAATAATCTTCCACCATTTCCACCACCACGTCCACCACCTCGTTCTCCAGCAACATTAACTCCACCACCATCCCCACCTCTACCAGAAGAAGAAGCATCGCCACCATTTGCCGCATTTGCAATTAATTTAGATTTTCTATAAAGGAAAACAGATTGACCAGTAAATGCGCCCAAACCAGCAATCACATACTCTTCATCTTTTTTCATAGTAAATCGAATTTTAGAATATCCACCAATACCTCCACGGTTTGATCCAAAAGAAGAACCCCATGAACCATGCAATTCCATTTCAACATCTAAATCATTTTCGGAGGCATAAAAAGAAAGAAGAGATCTTGGGATATCAACACCTATAATAACTTGTGGTACATCAAATAAATTTTTATCCGTAATTACGACACTAGATGAAGAATATATATTTTCAAAAGTAACTATTTGTCTGGATGGAATTACTTCCCAAGTTGCAACGTTTGAATATAAAGGACTATCGCATGAAGTTGGATGGGATATGATACATTGTACAGTTCCTACACCAATATTATCAGACGATATTAATAAATTTTGAGAATTTGACCCAAAAACATTTGAACTATCAATCAAATTATTTCCATTATATGTCCATTGGTAAGATAAATTACCTTGAGAAGTATCAGATATTTCTGTATTTACAAAAAAAGAAGCAAATCTACCTTGAGCAACCGTACTATTTTGAGGTTGATCAATAATTTCCATCGTTGGAAATACTGTAAGAGTTGCAACACTTGAATCGTATGGTTCATTATTTCCATTTCCAGTTGACCTTGCAGTTCCAGCAACGACTGCAGAACCAACAGGTTGTGAATATGCGGATGGAATATAATCTGGTCTCATGAAGAAACCAAGACCATTTGCCGTTGGACTGATTGCACCAGAAATAGTAAGAGTTGTTGTCGCAGAACCAACTACAGTAATTCCTAATGCTACAATAGATCCATCAGTAAGTGGTCCATATCCATCAACATACCATCTTTGAGTTAGGATACCTGTGTTTGTTGGATTATTTGCTGGTGTCTGAGTTGGAAAAGTGACTGTAGCAAGTCCAACAAAAGTGGCAACTCCTGCATTACAAATTGAAACTGATGTTGGTTGCTGAACGATTGATAGAACTGGACCATTGAGGTCCAGTGTTGTTTGTCTGTTGCTAAAGTTAAGCATTAGTTATCTCCTCAGTTAAGGAAATTTTGACCGCCAACGACACCATAGAATGTTGCACCACCATCAAATGTCTTGAATGAATAGATGTCTGACCTATCTGCAGTTGGTGTTACAATTGGAAGAACTCCACCACCTGGCCAGTAAACAGGAATATCAACACCACCAGCAGTTTTAAAGGTATCAATTCCAACTGCATGATTTCCAGTAGAATCCTGAGTTATCTTAAGTGTAAATGCACTCGACTCTGATGGAATATTAATGATTGTGAATTGGTTGATATCTTCTGTCGCAGTCAGAGTAAAGTTTTGTGCTTCAGCAAGATCAATTGTCACAACATTGGATGAACTTGTGATGGCATGAACGTGCTCATAGTATGTCTTCAGTCGAACTCTACCTTCAACATCAAGTTTAGATCTTACTACAGATGTTCCAATACCAACATTTGCAGTTGATACATCTACATTAAGTACCGTTCCAGCAATTCCTACATGAATAATATTTGATGTCGTAACACCAGCATTGATAAATCCTTGAGATGGTCCATTTAGATTAAACTTAGTTGCACTTAATGTTCCACCAATTGAAACTTCAGATTCAAATGTTGCAGTAGAAATAAATCTAGAACCATTTCTGACATAAAGTGATGTAGCAGCAGTTCCAGCAACTTGAAGTTGTGCAGTAACTCCAATAGTTGTACCAATACCAACTTTAAGGTCTGCATTTTCTCTTGTGAAAATCCAATTAGATGTGTAATCTTCAACCCAGATACTATCAAGGTTGGTTAATCCTGCACCGTTTCCAACAAACTCACCAAATACAGGACCATTGATATACATCTTATATCCTTGAGTATCGTCAGTGCCGACACCAACTTGTCCTGACCCATTTACAAAGAACTCAGAAGAACCAGAACCAACTTTGAGTGTTAAATCACCAACAGCAGTGGTTCCAATTCCTACTTGGTCAAAGAGTGCGATGTTGCTACTCTGAGACAAGCTTACATTACCAAAGCGATACCAGTCATTCTGATTAGTATAAACCCATCCAAGATATCCACCTTTGTCTGGTCCTGCATTATAAACAACGTCTCCTGGGTTGCCCGATAGTGAAGGAGTTGCGATGCCAACAGTGAACTTTCTAGAAACTGTAGCATCACCCTGTAGGAAGATTGATGCTGCTTCCATACCTTTATCAGATGTGGAAGTTAGTTTGTTGTTCAGAATAACAGGTCCATCAAATTCAGAAATGATGTTGTTATCTGGACCACCTTCAACTCTGAGTGAGCGACTGATTGATACCTCAAGTGGTGAGAGAACGTCAAATCCAACACTTACTCCAGATGGTGCAATATCTTCACCAGTAACTGTAGGAATTGGTGCATCAAATACTTCTTCCTGACCAGTTGCAGAGCTAACTTTCTTATTACCAATATAAAAGTCACCATCACTGTTCATACCAGTATAAACAACAATACCACCATCATACTTAATTGATTGTGATAAGAATTCTTCTGCTTGAGAAAGTTGACGATCTTGACGTTCTGGAAGTGCAGTTGAATAGTTGCCTGGACCATAACCAAGATATTCAAAAGTATGTCCTGATGCACGAAGAATTGAGTTTCTTCTAAACTCAACTGGATTTACACGAATTCTCCTAACAACACTATTAATGACATGTGTTGTTGCTCTTGTTCCAAGGACACCTCTGAATACTGAGATTGGGTTTGCAGTTACAGTTGTCTTAACTCTTACAATCTCATCATCAATTAATAGATAGTCACCAATGTTAATATCAAGAGTTGCAATATCCTGAATTTCAATATCAGAAGTAGTTGCACTTGAAATTACAGCAGATAGAGTTGTAGTGATACCTGCATACTCAACAACTTGGCGGCCACCGATGTTCTCATTTTCAATCGTTACGTTACCTTCATTAGAGGTAACACCATTTCTATAAACATAAATGGTTCCTGAAGTTGAAGGAGCGATTGTTCCAACACCAACGTTTATTACAAAGTTGTTCAGGTCAGTATTTCTGGTAACAATGAAATCTCTGTTATAGAATTCACTATCTGCACCAGCAATACGGACTTTATTATCAACTCTTAGTCCGTGTCTTTGCGATGTTGTTACGGTTGCAAGACCAGATACATTATCATAAACCAGAGAAGTTACATTCAGTGCTTCACCAGTCAGATAACCAAATGCATCTGTTGTGAAATCAGCTCCAACTCCAGTTGTATTTGCATTTCCAACAGTTGACGCAGAGGCAACAATAAGTTCTTTTGTAGAACCAACTGGAACTGATGTAATTCTATAAAGTTGATTATAATGTGTTAGTGATTCTGAAGATACTCCAGTAATTCGGACTACATCTCCACTGTTATCATAGATATCTGTTACGGTAACATAACCTTGAACAAATCCTGCAGTGGTAGCAACACCAACAACTGCAAGAGTATTACCAATACCATAGGCAGAACCACCGTCCATAATCTTGACAGCAGTAATTCCACCAATACCATCAACGGTAATTCTTGCAGTTGCATAATCACCAGTTGTTGAACCAGCAAATCCTACAAGGCGTGCATTATAAAGAGACACTGCAGATCCACTACCATAACCAGCACCACTGCTTGCGATACTTACAGAGGTGATTCTATTCAAACCATGGTCAATACTCGTGAAGATTGTATGTGAAGTTCCTGCCACATTTGAGATGATATTTGTAATTCCGAATCCAACATTAATATCATCTAAGGTTTTATTAACAGTTTCTTTTGTGATACTGTGTTTTGGATCATCAATTACAACCTGACCAATTGGAGTTGCTACAGAATAAGATACAGATTCCTTTGGATCAGACGCAGGATTATCTCTGTTAGTTTGTGGATATAGATTCTGAACAGGCTGTGAGAAGTTCTGTCCAGAAAATGGCGTTACTGTTGGTTTGTTAGATGCATTAAGAATAACTAAGTGATAAACACCATCTTGCTCTCCAGGAACATACTTCTGAATTTCCTGAGAACGATAGATGTAATAAGTATCATTAAATCTCTTACGATTAAATCTTGGAAGTACAGTTGTTCTATTCGATAAGTCGTTTGTAAACGTTCCAGGATCTTCTCCAAGAGCAACCTGGAATGACTTAGCACTGCTGACACCAACAACATTAAATGTATTGTTAAATCCAGCACTTGCAATACCACTAGTATTATTTGTACTGGTTACATTTAAAACTTCAACGGCAGATCCTACTGAAAGATTATGTGGAAGTTCTGTTTGATAATATGCAAAAGTTCCATCCCAAGTTGCATTCGAAATAAACTTGAAGTTTCTCTGCTCACTTACATTACTTAGAGATACTGTTGTTGGACTAAAGTATGTTTGAACTTCAGCGTTTGTCTGACCAGTTGTATCACCAGATTCCTGAATTACAAAACCATCAATAGGTGGTCTTGCAGAAGTAATACCAGACCCTGAAGGAATTACATATCTGAGCTTGTAAATTGTATCTGCAAGGTTTCTTGTATCTGGTTGTCTTGTGAAGTAAGTTCTTGGAGTAGCAGCACCAAGAACTGAAGAACCAAGAGATACAATAGTTGAATATAGATTATTATCAGTTGATGCAGTTGCAACATTAATATACCACTGTCCTTGAGTAGTATCATACTGAATTGGGTGACCAATATCACCAGAATTCTTATCAGAAACTCTGGAAACTACACTAATTCTACCACCCTTATCATTAATTGTAAGTTCTTCTCCATTCAGTGCATCATTAAGAGTTTTTGCAACTTTAATTTGATTTGTACCAATACCAGAAGTAATTGAGTAATAAATTCTATTATTTTCAAGACCATCTGGAAGTTGCCCAGTGTCACTTAGGAAACGAATTGATTCACCCTCAATAAAACTATGAGGTGATGTAAGGGTAATAACATTTGAAGAGATGCTATTAATTCCTACAGACCTTCCAATTGTAAACTTCTTCTCAGAAGTCGCTTCATTAGAAGTAAATTGTGTATTTGGAATGATAATTCTTGCAGAATATTCTACAGGGGATCCTCCCTGAGAAATTAAACACTTAAGAGTATCATTTTCTTTTGCACCGATACGATATCCCTCAATTACATTGTCTGGAGAAATATCTTGGTTCGTTCTATTGTAGAGATATAAACGGTTTGTAGATGCAACACCTACAGTTGTTGCAACGTCAATTGCATCAAATTCAATATTTGTAGTTGATGTTGTGAGTTCTTTTGGTGGAATAATATGAGTGATGTAACCAACATCATCTCTAGGGAATGCTTCTTTTCTAAATCCAGATGCAATCAGTGACTTTGCACCAAAGTTAGAGTTGGAATTTGTAATTGATTGGTCGCCACCAGTTTCTGCAACAAAGTGCTGAGCAAATCCAATCGCAAATACAGAAACAATTTGTAGGAAAGAATTATTAGAACACTTAATATGATAATTTTCGTATGTTGGTTTGTATACTGCTAACGAATCTGTGTGGATATTTTCATTTCCAGCAAAAGTTGCATCCTTATATGCTCCGCTATTTGGATCATACTTTACAAAAGCATTATCATCTTTTTGCAGACCAATTCCAGTGAATTGGGCCACAACCATTGACTTAAATCCATCTGCTTTGTCTCCATCAGCATGAAGACCACAAACACCATAGACGGATCTCAATGATACGTTAAAGATATATGGTGATGCAGATCCAACAGTATCAACAGAGAGATTTACTGTTGCTCCAGTAGGTGTAGGAAGAGGATTTAAAGGTGCGGAAGATACTTGATACTTAAATTCATTTGCACTTACAACGTCAGTTACAACATATTGACCATCATATCCCGTTGCAGTAATACCATTAATTTGAATTGCAGTATCAACGGCAAGTTGTTCAAATACATCCGTTGTTGTTACAGTAATTACTGTAGATGAAGTTACACCATCACCTGCCTTAATACTACTAATACCAACTTCTCCGCCAGTTGGTCCAACAATACGAAACTCATCAATCTTAGGTTGAATGTCAAGTGAGGATGATGGATAATCGGGTTCAATCTCACGACCAGAAGAAGGTCCATATGCAAGACCAACTTTCTCATAGTACATATCCAGATCAGTTCTGGTTGTACTATAGGTTAAGAAAGCGTCATCAATATCTACAGCATTTCTACCATCAGCATACTCAAAACAAGTGAGTTTATGGTGAGAGAAGTTGGGGACAAAAGTGTTAGTTGTATAATCTTTATATACTACGCTGCTTGGATCTCCATCAAGAATTGAAAACTGCCAGAAGTAACATGCACCAGTTACGCGGAAAATAGCAGATCTTTCAATATTATCATTCTCAGGATTTGGAATATATTTTGGACGAATTTTTGTCTTACGAAGATCCAATCCAACAAGTGATGTACCTCTTGGAATAATAACACCACCGTATATACTATTCAGTTTATAAAGAGCATTGCCATCAGTCGTAAGATCAAAGTTAGTGGATAAATCAAACTGCGAAAAATCACTAGAAGTAGTTCCATTTCTAAGTTTGAAACTACTTGCACCATCAGGAATCCAACCAGGACGGTTATCAATTAAATGGTCACCAGGATAAACAAGAATTGTTGTTTGACCAAATCTATCGTTATCTAATCCACGCTGATATGAAAATCTTGATGCTTCAACCAAAGCACGTTGAATAGTTTTGAATGGGCGTGTGAGAGAGTTGCCCTGGTTTTCAATACTATCTGTTGCATCTAAATCATTTGGATTGACATATAAGATATTTCCACGCGCATTCTTCAGGAAATTATCTAGACGACTAAGTGGCATTTTACTTGCACGATAAGTTCTGTTATAGATTATTTATCACAAGAAAAAAGCACCCAGTTACCTGGATGCTTGTCTACACATTAAGTGCGCCTTCCTTCACACCATATTATTTTACCACTTCTCCTCTTCCCATGTCAAGCGTTTTTTAAGTTCTTTATCAAATATCATTAAGTATCTATGTTTACGACTACGCTCTCTCCATTCACCCTCCACACCTTTTGTTGGTCCTCTTGAATGTTTTATGTATGAACCATCAGATTGCTTAATCCAGAAATCAGATTTCTTGTCAGTTAAGCCATAGTAACCAAAATTACAAGCTCTGTATATAGTTCCAGAGTGGTGATTAGCATCAGCGTAGCTAAGAATACAAGAAACGCGGGCATCTTTTTTAAATCTCCTTATACAACGACTGACGAACCAAGATGTGATATTATACTCTTCTTTTTGTAAATCTGGATGAATACACAAACGTGAGAGTTCATATATTCCTTCTTGTTGATTTCTTTCTAAACCAAAAGCACCAACTGCTATTTCTGGAACTGGGAGACCAGTAAAAATGCAAGCACCAAGGCAACTGCCAACCCTAAGGATGTCTGTGAAAGATTTACGATATAGTCCATAATTGAAACCAGATTTAAAATCTTTGGATTCGTCTTTTAGATAATGGTAAGTATAAAGAAGTTCTTTGATTTCTTCTTTACCTACTCTATCTATGTAAAAATCTGATTTCATTAAGTATTTTTACTCAATTTGTTTGCATTCTAACATATATTCTACAGTGTTTGCTACATCATTCATAGCATCACGAAGAAATGGTTGTTGACCAGATTCTTGTTTGCGAATAGGTCTTGAACTATCTGTCAAAGTCCAACGCCACTGATTCATACCTTCACAATACCAAAGTTTTATATTAATGGTTTTACCTCCTTACTAAACATAATTCCAAGTTTTTTCTTTTATAATGCAAGAGATAGTAGTTCTACTTACATTGTAAAGACCACATATTCTTGTGGAAAATTTGTTAATTGTTTCACCACTACTATTATTCCATAGAGATTTTATTTCGTCAACCTGTTCAATAGTTAAATGAGATTTGCCTCCGTGTCTTCCTCTATTTTTTATATTTTTATCAATAATATTATCTTGCTGTGTGCCAATGTAAAGATTGTCTAGGAAATTCACATTAGGATAATTTAATGTTTCGTCTTTATGAAGAATATACATTCCATTTTTATATTCTTTTAGAAAATTTCTTCCAACTAATTGGTGAATTAGTTTATTTCCACCACTTCTTCCACCAATCATAACTCCCCAATAATATTCTCTCTGTCTATATGAACTTAACCATCTACCTTTTCCTTTTATACTACTCCAAACTCTTCCTTTTGTTGTAATAAAATAACCAGGATAATCTTTTATTTCTTTACACTCCTCACCATCTTCAAGTTGATGAAGAAAATTATACTTTGACATAATTCTACTCTGTAACCGGCATTATTATTTATATTAAAATGGAGGGACTTTCACCCTCCTCCTGTAAGTTTGCCGGTCACAGGTAATGGTATTTATTCATGCTTGAAATGCTCAAGTTCGACCCAGTTAAGGAGGGTTTGAAATGCCGTGATGGAAGCATCTGTACAATTATCGTCCTTAAGTTTTTGAACATAATATTCAAGTGCTTCAATGACCATTTGACGGTCTTGTTGTGAAATAAGTGACATTGGAGTTATAAAGAACTCAGAGCCCCTGACCCGACTTGAACGGGTGACCTGAAATTTACAAAATTCCTGCTCTATCCAACTGAGCTACAAGGGCATTAATCAACAGGCAACATTTCTGGATTTTCTAAATCCAACTCATAAAGCAAAGGATGACATTCTTCTAACATAAGATAGTAAGAAGATTGATACAAGTCCTCAGGTTCAAAGCGTCTTTCATTGTCTGCTAATTTGATAAGTTCCAAATCGAATATAGATTCATCTGGTAACTCATCGAAAGTAAATGGGATTGAATTTATAAAGTACATTAAAACAATTTGTCTTCCACGATTGTACCAAACATAAGCGGCATCAATTCTGTACTTCATAGTAATATTCCTATTACTTTTGAATATTTAGAGTAGAACTCTAATACCCGTGGGCGGATTCGAACCGCCGACTGCTCGATTTTAAGTCGAGAACCTCATTCCGCTGGGTCACACGGGCAAAAACTTACGCTTGGTAAGTACTAGGATTATACTTGAGAAACTCCCAGAATGTCAACTTCATTTCTTTTTGCGACATTCCGCAGTGTTTTGCTGCTTGAGGAAGATTCCATTTAGCACGAAACAGATTTTCATTTGCCTCTTTCACATTTTCTGGAGTTGTTTTCACTGGTTCTTCTTTCAGTGCTTTGTAGTTAATGCGATAAGGATTCATAGAGGATTTGCGTATGAGAGTGTCTCCGCATCCACTGTGGCACGAACGAAATCAAGCACGTTCATAAACTCTTCCACGGTCTCACAGGTTACTTCTTTTTCCGACCCTTCGTTGGAGTACAGATACACTGTACGCTTTACAGGGTCCACCACGCAGCGTGAGAGGTACTCGTCTTGCATTCGGTCGTCCTTTGATTACCTTAGTAGTATAGCACCCCTCAGTCCTCTGTGGCAACCCTCTGTTCCGCTTTGAGACGTGGCACATCCTTGCGCTCACCGATGATTAAGTAATAGCAGTCCACGGGCATTCCTCCTTGTGCTTGAAGGAACACTTTATTTTCTCCAATTCTTTTTACAAACACATTTTGATGAGCACCAATGGGAGTTAGGTGAACTGAGATTGATGTTTGCTCAACAAACTCTTGCCAATAATTTGGAAGAGTAATTTCATTTTTACTTGTAACTCTACCTCTAAAGAATACTGCATTTTCTGGACCAAGTAAACTTTCAAGGTTTAAGTTATAATCTTTAACTGATGGATGACCGATAGTAATCATGGTAATAGTGATGTAATAGTTGTGACTCCAAGATACTCAATAGCAGTATCATACTTATCTATATCATCTGCCAGACCACCAATTGCTTGACGATTCCCCCAGATCTCTAATTGAATATCAGTTCTTAAATCTCTAATTGCATTTACTGCATCTATTTTGTAATTAAAATCACCTAGATCTGATTGAATGTTTGACTCTGCAGTATTTGCAGCATTAATCGCATTTGTCAGATTTGTTTCTTGAGTTGGACATGGAGTTGAAGTTTGATATAAATTTCCAAGTCCAATAAAGAGAGATGATGCAGTTTCTCCCTCAACTGCTCTCTGTAAAGTAAATGGATTTATAGGATAATCTGCAAATCCAACAGTATAATAAATCTTTCCTGCACCTACATTTGGTTCTTTGATCGCTGCAACTTTATCTCCATCTCCTAAATTTATTTGATCATGAGCAAACTCTGGTCTCCATGATTGTGTGTTTGGATTAAATCCAGAGTTATCATAAAAAATTGATTTTCCAATACCATATTGCCCACCTGTCATGATTCCAATTCTTTCTGGACTAAAAGGATTGGAAGTAAAAGGTAATCTAAAATAACTGATTGCTGTTGTTCCTATTCCTGCGGGACTTTGGAAAACTGTAAAAGTTACATAAGAACCATCTTGTTCTGGAGCAGAAGCACCTACAGAAACAGAAGAACTTAAAGTTATAATGCTAACCAATTCGGAAGTAGTTCCAACACCAACCGTATTTCCAACTCCAGACAAGACACTTAGATCTGCAAATGTTGTTCCGAGACCAACAACCTCACCATAACCTAAAGGAAATATTCCAGTTTTAGATGCACTTACAAACTGACCTGGTTCAATTCCAATCGTTACTCCAGATCCAATTGGAGACATAACAGTTAGGATACTAGATCCAATACTAATAGTTCCAATAAAACTTGTCACAAATGTATCACCAATATCTTTTTGTGACGGTTCATCATAATACTTAAGACCATAAAGATTTTTTTCTTCAAATCCAAATAAACTTCTAGGAGGATATGTAGTAATACCTCCACTAGGATTTAAAAATGCAACACTACCGTCAGTACCAAGACCAACTCCACTAATAGTTCCTAAACCTACAGTAGAATATCCCACAAGAGATAGTTTAGTTGCTACTAAGTAATAAACTACAGGACTAGTGCTTATTCCAGCAACTCTCCAAAATATATCTGTTCTACATCCAACATTCACTCTTGCCTGATATGCATCTTTTGTATCTTGAAGTTTATCATTAACATTTTCTATTTCAGCAAAAAGATCTGCATCGATACTTACAATTGCAGCATCATATTTTTCTTTTTCACTATCCTTAAGAAGAATATTTTTCTGAAGAAACTCAATTCCTTCATATGCTTGTTGTTTCTTTTCACTTAATTCTGAGATAATATCCGACGCGATTCCCATTTTTTATTTCCCCTTCAAATCCCAGTGTTTTGCTTCATTTCCTTCATACTCAACAACCAAATCAGCAACATCTTTTCTCTTGGCATAAACAGTATAACTACAATTAATTGGACCACCAGAGTTATTTAAGACATTAATTTTAGTTCCCCATTCAATGCTTTTCACAAACAACTCCTGATAAACTCCATGTGGAGTGAGATTTACAGTAATTGTTTCTGGATCAACTAAACCTTTCCAATATTCAGGTAATTGTATCACATTTGCATCAACTAATCTACCTCTATAGTAAACTCCATTTTCAGGTCCTTCAATACATGCATGAGCAAGTCGGTGATTTTCTTTAGTTGGATGTGGTATATCAAATTTCTTTGTAGTTCCTACAATGGAACTATTAAAAGATAAGAATCCATTAATGTGCGTTGCACCATTAACTAAAAGAGATCCATTAATAACTCTTGAACCACTTTCAACTACATTTCCTATTGTTGATTCTTTACCAACGTCAGCAACAGCACCAGCTCTTAATTCCAAACCTGTTTGTTGTTTAACACCAACAAAAGTTTTTGCTCCAGTCCAATTTAAAAGACCAATTCCATTTGTAATTGGAGATATAATATTGATAAGAATAGAATTGACACTTACTCCAACAGGACCACTAGGATCACCAACAACAACATCGATAGGTGTTGGAGTAAATCCTCTACTAGTAATTGATAGAATTGATTTTACTATTGCTGCTTTAGTATTAGTAACTGGTGGTCTTGTAAAACCAACACAGGTTTCTGCTAGAGCAAAAATTGGAGAACCCACATGAAGTCCTCCATCTGCCCAAACAGCACCAGGAACTGCAGTAGGTCCTACACCATGAGCAACGTTAGGTGGACCAGGAACCCCTCCAGGAAGATTAGAAACAACTTGTAATTGTTTACCAACGTGTAGATCTCCGACTTCCATATTACGCTATACTCTCAATCAACTTTTTAAGACCTTCTAACTGCTGTTTAACAGTATTTACTCCACTTCCAAGAGGACTAGTAACTGGTGAAACATCAGCACCCTCAACGACTTTCATTGATCCACAAGTAATTTTATATCTACCTGGAACATTTAAGTTTAGATTTCTTTCCGTACCCAAACTTAAAGCATCGGAAGATTGCATCTGAATTGTTCCAGATTCAACATTTACTTTTGCATTTGATAATACATTAACCCAACCAGTATCAGTTCCATTACCAGAAGCAATAATATCAATGTCCTGAGCAAACATTCGAATTCTTCCTTTTGGTGCTCCAATAATCATGTCACCATTCTCTGCATATGCAACAAATGAGACGCCATCAACTGGTTGTTCTCCGCACAAGATTTGATAGCAAGCAGGAGCACTATTAATAGTAGATCCTGCAAGTTTACCTGTCATTTGAAGACCCATATAATGCGATCTTCTGAAAGAACTTGGAAATATATTGCGAACAATAACTGCCATTTTGGCATTATTCTTCATCACATCACCAAAACGAACTTCACCTTCGGTAGTTCCTATATTATTAAAAGAATAAACCTTTTCTTCTGCCATCAGTTCTTACCTACACAATCAATAACTTGAACCAACTGAGTTCCAGTAGGAACACTAAATGCATCATCTTCACCAATTCTCTTAAATGACAGAATTGGAATTAAAGTAGCGTTGTATCCAGTACTGGTATTTAGTTTGAGTACGGGTGTTCCTGTAAATCCAATACCAGGTTTAACAATATTAACATCAATAATTCTACCATTACCACCTATTACAGGAACAAGTTCTGCACCATTATCTGGCGTGATAGTAATAGTGTCTCCATTACTAAATCCAAATCCAGGATCTTCAATGTAAACATCTCCAATAGAAATTGCAACAGGATATGATGAAGATGGAGAGGATGAAGAAACAAGATCTGGACAAGGTGGAGCAGTGATAGAAGTATTTTCTTCTGAGATATATTCTGGAACTCCAGCAAGTCGAACAATGTCTCCAACTCGAATATCAATCACTTCACCAGAATCAAATGGACCTTCCCATTTCTTTGTATCACCTCTTCGAATCAAACTCTGACAACGATTTGCAATGGTTCTACCCATACCACCAACACTTCCGTCAGGAGATGGTAGATATCCATAACCAGAACTATTCATGATAACATTAAGAACTCCAGTTTGTGTGCTGATTTCTCCTGTTTCTGGATCTGTATATTCATAATCACCAATTACTGCAGTTCCATATGCACCAGTTCCTGTTCCGCAAGCATCATCAATCGAAACAACTGGTGGAATAGAATACCCTGTTCCTGGTGTCACAATGTTGATACCAAGAATTTCTCCTGCGGCACTAACAACAGCATTACCAGTTGTACCAGAACCATCAGCACCCCAGAAAGATACTGTAGGAACACCGCATTGGAAAAGTCCAACACAATCTAGTGCCAAATCAATAGCTGACTGAAGATCAACAGCAAAAACGTCCTCCAAAAGATTTCCTGGGATCTCACCAAGTGCAATTGCTGTTTCTGCAATTGACTTTGCGTTTTCAAAGATGCCCCTAAAATCAAAGGTAGATAAAGAGAATTGAGATGAATCTACTCCACCTTCAAGGAAATTCCATTCATTGGTAACAGGACAGAGTTGCTCAATATCACAAGAAAGAAGATCAATGAGAGATTCAAGGAATCCTAAAATGTCATTAGTAAGATTCACAGCAATTCCTAACAAATTAGAAAGTGCTCCTAAAATTTGATTAACTGCACCTATGATTTGAGATATAATATTTCCAAGAAGAGTTGACAGAAGTGATTCTATTACACAAAGACCAGTATTTAAAAAAGTGTCGATAAAAGAGTTTAAAAAATCAGCAATGACGTTTGCAAGATTATTTAAAATTTTTAAAAATAGACAAGATATTAAACTCAGTGCTTCGTCATTTGCTTCGAGCGCAGCATATCTTGCATTTAAATAGAGATTTCCGATTGTATTGTTAACAATCGAATTAACTCTTCTAATAACTTCTTTTCTTATTTCATTAATCAACCAAGTAATAGCATTTGCAATTGCTTGCGATGCATCATTTACTTTTGATTGAACTTCACCTAAAAATTCTTGACTTGTTTGAAGAAAACTATCTTCACCTAAAACTCCTGTTCTAAGTTCCTCTACAAACTTAATAAGTCCTTCAAGTTCTTTATTGATTGCAGCAGTATCAACTGGAATACAAGGACTTGGTATTTCTATACTTTCATTATGAGTATTTTGTTTTTTATCTGCTTTACATGGAACTGGGTTTGCAGGAATCTCAGATCCTGGAGCAACTTTAGTTCCATCATAATCAGTGCAAGCATCTGAAACTTTGAACTCTACAGATCCAGGAATAAATCCACTTGCGGCACCACAACCAGCAAATTCCTTTATCTTTGCAAGATCTATCTTTGTGTTTATGTGTACATGTTCAATATAATAAAGTTCGGTTAAAGGATCTTGAAATATTGTTACATAGGTATTTACTGGATAAGATGGAGTCAAAGACATTTCACCTCTCAATCCAGAGGTAGATGCTTGACCAAAAGCATCTATTAAATCATCAACTCTATCAGTGTCATTTGTTGCAGAACAAATTCTGACCTTATATTTTTTAAGGAGAATACCAGTTTGCTTATAAGATTTAAATTTTTCTTTTGTTCTTTGTGCAACTTCAAACTCCTCCGAAACAACTTGACCTATTCCAATAATGGATTTGCCAAGTCGTTTCTCTAGTTGCTTTCTAAAATATCTATTTTGTGCTGATTCTGACATTAATCCTCATAAATTCTGCATTCAGATGCATCTGGATTTTCATCACAAAATAATTCTAAGGGAGTTGGATCATGATCTTCATCAGGATGGTTTGCTTGATATTTCTCTAAAGAATTAAGTTCACCTTCTAAGTGACGGCGGCGCTGAGAAGAAAGTTGTGGATTATCTAGTTCATCTCTATCATCATTAATGTGTTGTTGAATACTTCTTTCCATGTTAGGTTACCTTTACTCCGAAAGAATCTCTTACCAGTCGCAGTCCCGTGTAAGTTTGTGACTTATCACCATAATGGCATAGATCCGATATCATATATATGCCACTATCTTTAGGAGTTTTTGTGAGAGTACTTTTTGTAGATAGTTCAGGAAACTCACAATAAATTAAATCACCTGCATGTAAACTAAAGTCAGCAGCTATTATAATCTCTGCTGACATATTAAACTTTTGTCTATAATTTTGCTGAGATTGTTGTAAAACATCCTCAATCACAACACCCTCTTTTGTATTCTGTTCTACTTGTTTTTCTATAGAATCACCAGAACTAAAAGTTTGACCAACATCTCTTTGGGCGACTACTCTAACAGTTGCTTTTCCACTATATTCTTCATTAAATTGTGGTAGTTCTTTTCCTGCAATTTCACCATTACCATCTGGTGGTGGAATAAATGGATCTTTTTTAGTGTATGTTTTATTGACCTCATCAAAAAATTCAAGAACAGTTCCATATGCACCAGATTCAAATTGACCAAGTGCATCTATTGTTCTATCAATTTTAGAGTGAAGTATTTTGTCATCAAATCCTTGAGGAATAGATGTTCGATCAACTTTTTTATTCTCAATATAGTTTTTAATTATTCTTCCTCTACTGTCCTTATAATTGGGGAATGATCCAGTTACTTTGAAAAGATTATCTATTGACTTAAACTTATATCCTTCAGAAGTTTCCCAGAAAAGATATCCACAAGTTTTTCCGAGAGCATCTTTAATATTTGGAATACCAATCTGCTGTAGTTCTAATATTTTATCAAATGGATAGTCATCTATACCCCACTTTTCATAAGTATTGATTGTCTCGTCAACTTCAATATCTTTTTGAGTTTTCAAAAACTGAGTCAGTATTCTACGAACACTATCAGATATTTTTCCATCAAATTTAGTTCTGACTCTTGTATCAAGAAGAGTATTGTCATATGCTTCTTTAGAAACAATATTCAATTGATATGAGATATTTTTAAATGATTGAGCAACTCTTGATACAGTAGCAATTCTCAAATCATTATTATCAGTAAGTTTTATTTTATTTCCATTTGCATCTTCAATTTCAAATAAAACTTTCTCAGTTCCCTGAAGATTAAGTCCTTCAAGTGCAGATATTGTAGCACCAGATCCATCATCTGCAGACATTGTGCTTCCTGTTTCAACAATCTGTGCTGTTATCATTACAAAAGGAGACAAAACACTTTCACGATACTCTATTCTTGGAATAGATCTCATGTCTACTGATTTTTTATTTTTGTTTGAAAAAACTTCAAACTTATTAAATTGTAATGACTCCTTGCTTCCCATATCTTTTTATTACTATTTAAGTAAGAACAAATTCCTTCTGATAAAGGATGGTGTTATTTTCAACTAATGCATATGATGGACTTTGTTGTAATGATGCAACCTCTCTTGTTTGTTGAGATGGTGCTAATGATGACTGATTATTCCAATTAAAAATTTCTGATGGTTTATTTTTATCTGTTTTTTTGGAAGATTCTTTTTGTGTGTTGAAAGGTGCATTTACACTATATCTCTTTAATGGATCAAATGCACCTGTGATCGTTCCATTCCATCCAGTTCCAGTTTCCCAATGTAAATGTGGACCAGAAGTTCTTCCTGTCATACCAACATACCCAATAATATCACCTTTTTTAATATTTCCTTTACCTCTTCCTCTGGCACTCATGTGACCATAGAGATGATAAATTCCGCTTTTGTCTACGAAAACGGTATAGTTGCCCCATCCAGATTCATAATCAGATTCTACTATTTTACCATCGGAAATTGCTCTTAATGGAGTCCCTGCAGGCACCGCAAGATCACTTCCACCATGACTTCCAGTGCTTCTTGTTTCACCAAATCTACCAGTGACAACTGGAGAAACTTTTCCAGGAGCAACATACTCAAATTTGGTAGATTGCAATACACCTTTTGCATATTTTATTCTAGCAGCATCATTTGCTTCTGCTTCCCCAGGTCTTTCATATTTTTTTCTAAACATAACAGTGGCTTCTTCCAGATTCTTTGTACCTTTAAATACAGATGCACTTAGTCCACCATCACCTGTTCTCAGTTCGTGTTGAATAAATTGAAGTTGTGTTTCAAAAGAATATGGATCTATTTTTTTATTGGCAGCAAATTTTTCCAAATTAGACCATCTATTAGCATCCCATTGTGCGATACCTTTCATACCAATACTATTCATCAATCTAGGATTCATTGCTCTATTTTCTTGTAGCAAATTACCAACAATAGCTGCAGATTGGAAATCCGTATATCCCTGACTCTTAAAGTAATTAAAAGCTTTCATCGCTTTAACATCACCTGAAAAATCTCCTGGAGGAGATCCATCATCAAAACCACCACTTGGAATTGTGCCAGGAGCACCACCTTTTAAATTAAACTCTTGATTTAAGTTCTGCAGTACTTTAGCAGCAGAACTTTCCAACGCAATTGAAAATGCATTAGAAATATATCTACCAATCTTCTCACCAATACTCATACCACCTTTAATTTCTCTTGATGGAACTACTCCACCATTTGCCATTGCAATAGTTCTTGAAATATCATTGAATGAAGAATCAAGTTCAGCATCAACAGCAGCTTGAATCACAGAACCGAAGGTATTTCCAAGAGATGCTGCAAGTTTTCTGTCTGGTTTCTGTCCCAGTGACATATCAATACCAGCACCAAACATAGCACCAGCAACACCATTCAGTGACCTCATCTTCTTAAGGTCTTCTGAACTCTTTCTAAGTGCTCTTAGTGCGCTTCTCTTTCCGGGTTCATCCTTACCATATAATTGTTCAATCTTTTGCTTTCCACCAATATCTTTTCCTGGTTGTGTTTTTTGTGGAATATAACTTCTTCTTGTTCTTCTTGGAGTAGTTTTAATTCTTCTAGAAGTAGCAACTCTCGACTGACCTCCAGAAACTTGACCTCCCTGTGCTTTAGCAGGTATTGGTTCTGGTTTAAATCCAGTCAAACTATCATATATTGTTTTGCCCAACATATCACCAACAAAACCACCAACAAACATACCAATTCCAGCCCCAAGTCCAAATGTAGTTGAACCCGCAAGAAAAATTCCAATACCTTGACCAAGAGCACTTCCAACTGCTCCTGCAGCAGCTCTTGTTGGTTTCTCTCTGAAAACAACGGTATCGATAATAAAACCAATTAAAGAACCAATAACAGGAACCCCGACTAATGATTTTAAAGATTGCTTTGCACCTTGTGATGCTAGTTGTTTTGCTGCTTGTTCTGTTGTCTCTCCCGCAATTCCTCTTCTTATTGCCGCACCAGCATTTCTTCTAGTTGCTTTAGCAGCGTTTCTTGCCGCATCTCTTTGAGCTTTTGTAATTGCTCTTCCTTCAGTAGTTCCTGGTTTTACTCCAGGAGTTAAAGGTTCTGGAGTGTATCCATATCCTCTACCCACACCCATACCGGCACCAATAGCACCAGAAACTCCCTTTGGAGATCGTGGAGCAGTGCTTGCAATCAGCATTGCAGCACCAATTGCGCCATTTAGAATTTTGTTTAAGTTAGTGGAAAACTCATCAAATGTTTTTTGTGCCCCTTCACCACCAATGTTTTTAATTTCTGCACGAACTTTATCATATGCTTGATATCCAACATCAATAAAATCAATTACTCTATTGATTACATTCTTTCCAAATGCTTCAATAAATTGTGCAACAGGAGTTATCAGTTTAGAAAATTCTGCAAGTTTAGGTAGGAACTGATTATACTTGTCAAACAAATAACCAAGTAAAGTAAAACCAATAAATCTATTAATTGTATCAAGAATACTTCTTCCGGGTATTGATACCTTTGCTAAGTTCCTTTCATTAACCTTAATTGGTTTTCTTGTTTCTAATTGCTTTTCTCTTTCTTCAGATTTTTGTCTTTCTCTTTCTTTTCTTTTACGATTATTTTCACTCTGTTCAATCAGATAAGTGCTTTCTATAACATCACTTATCTTTGTAATCTTTTTCTTTATTACAACTAAACTACCAACGGATTCTCTTTCTTGATCTACTGGTTTTAAAAGTTTCTGTGATATCTTAACATCTTTTTTATAAAAGACATTATTTACAGGAACCAAAAGAGGTTTCTGCGATTCAGTTATTGCACCACCTGGTCTTCCTGCTGGTAAAAGTTTTCTGGAATCTATAGTTGCCATATTATGCTCCTACAAGATCTGCAATGCCAAGAGCATCAGAAATCATAGATCTATGTCCAGTATTTGCAACAATACTAAACTCTGGTATTTGAGTACCAGATATCGTTGGTGTTGCTGGTTTTTGTGCAACGGAAGTTGTTGGTGGAAGAACAATCATCTGTGTTTTGCTACTGATCACAGGTGTTCCTGGTGCCATTGATCTTGATTGTGGTCCAAGATTGATTGGTTGTCCGCGAAGATTTACATATCCAGAAGGTTGGACACCCATTTCACGCATCATTTTTTCTTGTCTTTGAGCAGCACCTTTTATAGTTTGAACATTTGATCCAAAGTTTCTAAAAGAATCACGAACAAAACTACCAGATTGAGTAGCAGCATTTTTTAATATAGTTCGGATAGTAGGTGCAACACCGAAACCGCCACCAGACAATGGTGTATAAGATTGTCCCATTTGTATAGATCTCTTTGGATTCAATCGGTTATATCTATTGACATCAGAAGAACTATAAGTTGCAGGTCTTTCTGTTCCAGGAACATTCATTCCGAACATCTGGAAAACACTTCTTGCACCTTTTTTAGCCCATTGAGTTTGACCTCCAGTTTGTGGTGCCATGACTCTACCAAATCCACCAACCATTCCACCACCTTGAGCAAGTTGAATATTATTCACCATTCTTGGAATGTTAGTTCCACCTGCCCTCTTATTCAATCCAAGGAAGAAGTTTGCTCCATACTTATCAACTGCTTTTTTAGATATCATTATTTCACCAGGTTGCGCTGCAATCAATTGAGTATCAGGGCCAGCACCAGTAATTCTCAAACCACTATCATTATCAATTCCACCACCACCATCAAATGCTATATCATTAACGTCTACAAAATTATCCTTTCTAATTTTACCACCACCATTATACATACTCCCTGACATTGGCAATCCAATTGGATTTTTAGGCCCTCCAGGAGCATTCAAACTTTGTCCAGCAAAAGATGCTCCAAGTTTTTGATACCAAGGAGATTCTTTACTTTGTAGTGTTTTATTAATATCTTCTTGAGATTTTTCTGTCAGTGGTTTCATCCTTTCGGATTCTTTTATCTTTGTCGCTGCTCCAATTGTTGCCAAGGTAGCTGGTGCCATCCAAGGATTAGCAGCAATAAATCTTGCCATTGTAGGAATAAATCCTCGCAGCATTTTCAAAGTGCTACGAACAAACAAACCAAAAGGAGTTGCAAACAATCCATATGCAGTAAGTAATGCAGGCCACCAATCCTTTAAAAATCTTCCAAGGACTTTAATTTTCCTTTCATTCTCTGGATCAGCGAACCATTTTAAAATCTTATCAACAAAATAACCAAGCAAAGTAAACTGAATGAATCTCATGATTCTATCCAGAATACTTTGGAATGGAGCAACTATCTTTTTAACAAGTGCTGCTGCTTTTTGAATTGGTTTTTCTAACTCTGCTTCTCTTTTAGTTCTTCTTCTTTGTTCGTCGGATTTTCTTTCTTCGTCTGCTTTTTTCTTTGTGAGTTTATTTTGATCAGTTAAGCTCTTCAGTATTTTGTCTATCGCTTCACTAATATCTTTGATATCCTCAGAAGATTCTGTGACAGGCGTTGCTGGTTGTGGAATAACTGCCTTTGAAGTTAGATAAAACTTCTCAGTGGATACTCGGATAGGTCCAGTTACTCCTAAGTTCTCAGAGGTTATTTTCTTTCTTCTAATTCTAAATCTACCTACATTCCCCCTGACTCTTTTGAATTCATCAGTCAGAAGCATACTCTCTTCAGTTGATATTTTTCTATCAACCATTCTTGCTTCTGCTAACTTCTCACGAAGAAGAGTTAGGTAGGTTCCATAATCAATATCAAAAACTTCATCGAGTCCAAGTATTCTTAATATTCTTTCATCTACATCTTCATTAACAAGATCTTCCTCTCTGGTTCCCTCATACAAAGCAAGAGCGGATTCTTTTTTACCCTCCGCTCTTATACTTGCCAGTAGGTCATCCAGTTCGTCAGGTCCCATTTTGTTGTTGCTTTGCTTTTTCTTCTTCTAAGTGCGCTTTTAACAATTCAACATAGATGTCCCTTTCCCAAGGGATCATATTTTCAATCTCAGTTAATGAATATTTATGGTACTGCATCAAGGAGAAATTAAGTTTAAAGTAACTCTCAAGGTCCATGTGGACCAGTGCTATGCGAAAAAACTTGAGAGTCCCTCCAGTACTACCGTACTTTCAACTTCAGTTTTTGGATTTTTAACTTTAACTTCATGAGATAGTTTTGGCATTGTTTCAAAAAACTTCTCAATTTCTTTAAACTGAGATGAATTCATTTGCTCAAGGAAATCTACAAGTTCTTTCTTGGTGCAATCAGATGCAGTCCAAACTTCTTCATCATTATAAATTTTATCAATACATGCAGCAACGAGATCAAATGATTGATCCATAGAAGTATCAGAACTAAAATCAAAATTACTCTTAATGAATTGATCAAGAGATGGATACTTCATTTCCATTACGATTGAATCATCAACCTTAATTTTGTTTGTATGTTCTTCTTGCTTTTGAACTTTAATATCATCAATATTAATCTTCACAGGAACAAAAGTATCCCCATCATCAGGACAGATGATATTAACTTCAATTTCTTCTCCAACAGATTTGCCTCTAATGTTTAAAAAGAGATACTCAATATCAAACGTTGGAAGAGATTCTACTTTGATTCCTTTCGTATGAATACAAGATTTAATTACATTTTTGATTGCTGTTGTAATCTCTTTTGTATTTTCACTTTCAAGTGCTAATACTAAAAGTTTTTCTTCTTTAACTAAAAATGGTCTGTACTGAATTGTTTGACCAGTTGAAGGCAATTCCAACTCATATGTTGGCGTAGAGATCTTTGGTAAAGGCATAATATCCTATAGATGTTTCAGTGTGATTATTTATTAAGCGACTGGAGATGTTGAAGTTGGACTCGTTATTAAATCATTAAGACCCAAACTTAAATCTTCAGTTAAACTTGAAGTTGGTATAGTTTCAGAATTAATAATATATCTAGAATAAGTGAATGACACAGTGCATTTTAGCAATTGAGATGAATCATATGATACAGGCATAGAATCAATGCTGATTGGATATGCTTGAATAAAATTATATACTAAAGATCTTCCCGTATAATCTTTCTCAAATTTAGTAATATAAATTGTTTGTTGATAATCTTTTGGAAAATTAACTCTATAAGAAAAATTTGGTTTATCCATTCCTGGTCCAAATGCATTTGAATCAGTTCTTTGTTCATTTACAATGTATGCGATCCAATTTTCAAAAAAATAAAGTATTTCATAATTACTATCAACATAGAAAGTAAATGAAGCTCTATCATCATATTGTCTTCTATATGCATGTCTTTCTGTTACACCACTATAGTCATTATTAATTTCATGAGTTGCTAAAGATGAACCTGGCAAAGTTGCCTCAGAGCATGATAAAGAAATTAGATCATCTTGAGATGATGAATAGTTACCAAGACCCGCATTTTTTCTTTGCGACAACCAAGCATTAACTTCTGATGGTGGTTGAAACCAACATTGAAAATTAGAAGTTAATGCTGGTCTGAGAATAGACGCTTTTAAATCCGATACCGTTTTTGTTAATGGTGCTGGTGCAGCCATGTATCTATAAATATTTTTGCTTATACATTATGTAGTAGAGATATGGGAGAAAGTATTAAGAGCAGATATAAACCTTCCTTTCCCAAAAAGTATAAGGGTGATCCAAACAATATAATTTGCAGAAGTAGTTGGGAAAGAAAGTTCTGTCACTGGTGCGATCTCAATGAGAATGTATTAGAATGGGGAAGCGAAGAATTTTGGATCCCCTACCGATCTCCAGTTGATAATAAAGTTCACAGATACTTTCCAGATTTTATTATCAAAGTTAGAGAACAGAATGGTGACATTAAAACTTACGTTATTGAAGTAAAACCAAAAAGACAAACAATGGAACCAAAAGTTCCAAAAAGAAAAACAAAGTCATGGTTATATGAAATGAAAACCTACGCTGTCAATCAAGCAAAATGGAAAGCAGCGGAAGAATTTTGTGCTGATAGATTAATTGAGTTCAAGGTTATCACAGAAGATCACTTAGGTATCAGGTAATGTCAGAAGGTTTCGGTAAGGATATTAGGTCTTCTTCATCTAGAGTAAATCAACTCAAAAGAAGAATAAGAGGACTTACTGATTCGGATTCAATTATGATGGAAATCATAAGCATCTTTCGTGAAACTGAATTTATACCAGAAGTTGGTAAATATTACACTTTCATATATCTTGCAAAAACACCAGGTATTACTTTTGATGTTCACCCATTGATTGCATGTATTGATATTCAAAGGTGGGGATTTAGAGGATTAAATTTTCACTGGGGAACTGTAAGAAATTATACATGGCAAGAAGTTGCTGGACCATTACACATTATAAAAAACAATGAGATTGACTACTTACGTTCTGTTCCGTATGCTAGGTTCTTGAAGAAACCATAACTAAATAGATAAAAAAGAACTATAAATGTCTCATACTCTACAAAAAATTGAGATACTTAATCCTCTTGTAGTTGGGGAGGATTTCTGATGGCAACTTACGGATCTAAAGAATCAAATTATTTTAGAGCAGATAAAAATAATAAATTTGGAAAAAACTTACAAAGTGTTCAATATTCATTGGTCATTGATGATGAAAATTCAACAACACCAGGCAAAATAACAGTATATAGTTCTGTTCCAAACGATCCAAATTCTATAATAGAAGTAGGAACAATACCAAGAGGAGAAACTTTTTCAGGAAGTTCTGCAGCTTCATCTACAGAATTGCAATATTTTAGTCAACCAAACATAGTCAAAGGCGTTAAAGAACAAGCCAAAATAACCACAGAAAAATCTTTATATGATTTGGGTGTTACTGATTATCAACAAAGGTCAACACAAGCAAATAATTTAATAAATGGCCCAGCACAAACGGCAACTGCCCCAGTTGTAGATCCATTAGCACCTAAAGATGACCAAGGGGCCGCAACTTCAGATCAAGCAAGAGAAGCATTAGATAAAGCAGATTTAAATGTCTCTGGAGAAATACCAGACAGCACAAAAATAAGAGATGACTATGGAAATTGGTATTATCCTTTTGAAATAAGTAGTAACAAGCAGGACAGAATTAAATTTACAATGAAAAGAAATGTTGGAAGTGAATTTAATTTATCATTAAGAGGAGATTTAGTTTCCAGAAAAAATCCAACACAAACAATAGAAGGTTCAGTGACACTTGCAGTTCAACCTTCAATTACAGATAGCAATTCAGTTGATTGGGGAGGATCAAATTTAAATCCATTACAAGCTCTTGCTGCAGGATCATCAATGAAATTGCAAGGAGATCAACAAATTGGTTCTTCAGCTTTACCAATAGCACAAGAAATAGCAAGAGCTTTGAAAAGTGGTGAATATGGTTTTGGAGAATTTTTTAAAATATATCTAGCAGGAGAAGCAGCATCTGTTCAAAATTTACTTTCTAGAGCAACAGGTGCAGTTGTAAATCCAAACCTAGAACTATTATTTAATGGTCCGCAACTTAGACCATTTAACTTTACCTTTAGATTATCTCCCAGGGACAAAACAGAAGCAAGTCATGTAAAACAAATAATTCGTTTCTTTAAACAAGGAATGTCAATTAAAACTTCAGCATCAGATGTATTTTTAAAATCACCAAATTTATTTGACATAAGATACTTAGTTGATGATACTTTAAATGAACATCCATCAATTGGTAGAATTAAAACTTGTGCTTTAATTGGTTGTGATGTGGATTATACTCCAGATGGAAGTTACATGACTTTTTCTGATACAGATAGAACAATGACATCGTATCAGTTAAGTTTAAGATTTAGTGAAGTTGATCCAGTATATGAAAGTGATTATTATGACTCCTCAAGACCCTTAAATGATTACGAAATAGGTTACTAAAATGCCAAGTTACTTCCGACAAGTTCCCGATTTTGAATATGTCAATACGACTAAAGATGGTCGTAAAATATCCGATTATTCAAGAGTAAAAAATCTTTTCAAAAGAGGAAAACTTCGGGATGATATCTTTGGAGACCTTTCATTCTTCACCAAGTATCAAATCATTGGTGACGAAAGACCAGATAATGTTGCATATAAAGTTTATGATGATGAAACTCTTGATTGGTTAGTTCTGATTGCAAATAATATCATCAATGTTCAAACAGAATGGCCACTATCTCAACAAGCATTTTATAACTTCTTAATTGATAAGTATGGTTCTGAAGAAGTTTTAGGTCAAGTTCATCACCATGAAACAATTCAAGTCAAAAATTCTATAGGTTCAACAATAGTCCCTGCCGGTCTTACCGTTCCATCTGATTACAATATCTCATACTTTGATGTTAATTCTGGACAAAGAATTAGCAATAATAATATTACTAAAGAAGTAACCAATCTTGAGTATGAAGAAAAGATCCAAAATGATAAGAGAAATATCTTTATACTCAAACCAACTTATATTAATGTTGTGCTGAATGATATGGAACAGATTATGCCATACAAAAAAGGTAGCACTCAGTATGTGAATGCTACCTTGAAGAAAGGAGATAATATTAGGTTATTTCAGTAATCATTCCTCAGCAAGACGCTGGAAATATGAAAGTGCATCATCTTCATCTTCATCAACTTGCTTATTCACAACAGGAAGTGAAGGTGACTTAGAACGAGCATATGACTCTTCCAGTTCTGCAATCACACTCTCTTCTTTAGAAGGAGTTTGAACATAGGACTCATACTCATCCTCTTGTTCTTGAATTGCAGCACGAGCACTCTTTTGACCTAGAACCATTTTCAGACGTGCTTCAAGTTGTTCATAGGACTTAAATTGATCAGGAGCAGTTACCGCTGCGAGCGAGTATTGCTTCTTCCAGACGGCTTCAAGAGCATCATCATCATCCAGGAGTGGTGCAACGCGGTCAAATTCTGACTTGTCGTAGTTCCAATACCCATCTTTCTTTACGATTTTGAGTTTGAAGTTAGCACCCTGCCAGAAATCAAAAGGATTGATCGGAGTTTCGTCCTCAAACTCAGGTTGCATTGCTTCCATAATCTTATCAAAGATCTTCTTACCATACTTAAACAGGAAGACCTTACCTTCGTTTGCAGGATTAGCAGGATCCTTTACAACATAGATGTTGCTGTAGTAAGACAGTTTACGCTTTTGCTTACGAACAGTTTCTTTATCTGAATCATGACCACTGTTCCAGAGTTCGCGGTTGTACTCAGAAACAGGATCTTTCTGACCAGTAGTAGTCAGAGAGTTTTCAATGTACCAACCACCAGGACCTTGGAATGCATGAGTATACAGTTTTGCCCAAGGAAGTTCTTCACCTTCGGGTGCAGGAAGAAAACGAATCACTGCAAAACCGTTACCAGTTTTGTCCATTTCAGGTTTCCAGAGACGCTCATCAGCACCACCAGAAGTTGTACTCATCTTCTCTACTTCTTTTACCAGTTTCGCAGTCAGCGAACCAAGAGAAGATTGCTTTTTGAGATCGTTAAAAGACATTCGGATTACCTCGTATTTGTACGGATTTGGCTTTTGTGTACTTCGTTATTCTACAGGTCTGAACCTGTTTCGTCAATCCTTTCGCGCATTGCTTCAAGCATCTTGCTCATGTTGTTAAAGATCACATTCATATCAACGTTTGATGGAAGACCCATCATTGACGCGGATTCAGCAATACGTTTTTTCATTTCTTGTGCTTCGGGATCATCTGATAAACTCAGACGAGTATAAAGCACCTTTTGTTTTTCCAAAAGTTGTCCAAGAAGATTTACATGAAACATCTTTTCCTCTTTAGTCATACGAGGAAACTCAAAAACATTTTTATAAATTTGTTCTTGCATTTCTGAGATTTCAGTCATCTCTGCACGGACGACTTCAGATTTAAAGAAACTCATGCATCTCCTAGAATAATTTCTTTTAGAATTTTACGATAACGGAATACATCAATATTTAGAAAGGGATTATACTTTCTAATTTTACGACTGACGGTTTGCCACACCGGGTCTTGTAATTTTTGATCATAGTCATTCCCGAACAGGAATATTCTATTGTAAATGACCATAGTTTCCAAGCTAATTTTACCGCTCAGGAACTTTTTAAGAATCAAAGGATGACCTTTTGAACACTGAAATACTTCATCTACTTTCGTTTGACTGAAGAGTTCCTCTGATTCTTCTTTAAAAATATAAGAGAGTGATTGAACTTTTTTCTTCCAATTTATGTATCTTTCCTCTCCTTCTTTAATCATTTCTCCAATCCATAGAGTTTCTGGATCAGGACAAGATACAAAGTTCGCTACAAAAAATTCAATAACTTCTTGATCTGTTTTTTGTCTTGCTACTTTTTCAAACCAAAATCTATCCTTACGTTTGTAGAAAGATTGGACAGTCGCACGACTTTTGCCACAATACTTGTGATAGTCATAACTGTCTTTAGTGAAGTGATTCTTCAGAGCAAGATATTGACGATAGGCATCAAAGGGCATCATTCAAAAAATTAATTTTGCACGGGAAGTTTTCTTTAAGAAATTAAGTTCCATTGCCTCATACTTAATCTTTTCTTTCAAAGGTTTTGAGATAAGTTTAGGAACAGATTCTACATCGATGTTATTCTTTTCGCAAAAGTAAACAATCGCATCAATATAGTTCATCTCTTCGTTGGTTTGCACTAAAGATTCAATCTCTTGTGCGAATCGAGAAGGACAAAAGAATTTACTTTCTAATACTTTCTCTAACTCATTCTCCATTTGACCCAGTATTGTGATGTACAAATTCTTTAATGTAGCGAACTAATAACCTAATATAGTCGTCTTTGTTCCTTTTGTCAAATACTTTGACTTCTCCACCTGGAGTAACCATAAGTGTAATGAGTTTTTTAACTACCTTACCTGTCAGTTCATAATATGCAGCAGCATAGAATGTTTCTTGAACAAAGTAATTTTCAATCCATGCTTCTGGTTTAATTTTTTCTGATGTCTTAAAGTCAATAACAGCAAGTTCACCTTCATATTCTGCAATACAATCTACTCTACCCGCAAGTCCAAGATACTCGGAGTATAGAGTTCTTTCAATTGCATGAATATTATTTATCTTATCCAGATATGGTTTTGCATGATGAAACATGTGTTTTGTCAGGAGTTGATAATTATCCCAGTTCAACTCCTTGTTTTCAAGGTAGTCCTGACACACTTGGTGAAAATCTGTTCCTCTTGCAGTTGCTCTTTTTGTAATGCGATTTGCTTCTTCAATACCAACACGCTCACGCCACTTTGCAAAGATCTGACGATTATAAAATGAAGTAACCGAAGTAATAGAAGGCACCCAATCTCCATTAGGAATGTTATAGAGACGGATGCTTTCTGTTGTTTTACATTCTAGTTCAATGTCACCTAAAAAATTATGATGAATAAATGTCATAGATTTAATTCCGCTTTTGCAATTAGATATTCTTTACAGAGACCTGAACGGACAATATCTTCGACACCAAATTCAATTACGTCGATTGATGGCATAACATTCATAATTCGCATAAAATCGATAATACCATTCTTTTCCGCAGTTTTAACAAGATCAGATTGAGTAGCATCACCACAGAACATGATCTTAGAATTTTCTCCTACACGAGTAATGATACTATCAAGTTCATGAAAATTCAAGTTTTGAAATTCATCGACAATAATGATGGAATTATCAAGAGTTGTACCACGAATAAAAGAAGTACTCCAAAAACTAATCGTACCTTGAGTTTTGAGATTACCATACAACATTTCAAATGCAGAATCATCTGGCATTTCAAACATGTACTTTACCATATTCTTATATGGAATCTGATAAAGAGAGGACTTATCCTCATGATCACCTGGAAGAAAACCAATCTCCCGAGTTGCCACAAGGGAACGTACAATATAAATTTTTTCGTAAGGTGATTTTTCTTCAAGTACATCTCTTAATGCATTATAAAGAGTAATGAATGTCTTACCAGTACCAGCAGCACCATATGCAACGATGTTCTGATCTTTTTTATAAGATTGGAATAATAGTTCTTGATTATCTGTAAGAGGTTCAATCTCTCTAATCAAATCAAGATTAATTGGCTTCTTCCTTTTCATCTGTCGATTACTCATACCAAAGGGAACTGGGTTCTGAGGAGTGTTTCTTTTCTTAGATGGCATATGATTAAACTGGTTTTACTTTAGAACCTGGTGCTTTTGATGCTTTGTGAAGTACATCATTCCAACCAGGATGTGATTTGCGAAGTCGGTCATATACTTCACCAACTTCTGCTGATGAAGGACAAGTGCTTGGATCAGACCAATCTCTTTCCCATTGAGGATTGTCTTGTTTCCATTGGTCCCAATCAAGAACACTCATTGTCACTTCTTTTTGTTCACCAGTCTCTTTATTAACTACGGGATAAGTTGGCAATTTAAACCTCCATTCTGTATGCAAATATTTATTCAATAGTAATAGAAGGAGCGTCTGTGCATTCAGGACATCCTTCACGAGTCCAACCAAGTGCTTCAGATACTGCAGGGAACTGACAAGTAAAAATACAACGTACCAGCTCAGCAATCTCCATATGCTCCTTCTGTGTACCGTGTGCAGAGCGTAGATCAATGTAATGGATCCAAGAACGCACAGAACCGGTCATATAGAGTCGTGTAGGGGTCGCTAGAGGCAGTACGAACCTTGCACACTCCTTTGCCACACCTTTCTCTAGAAGACGGTTGTAGAGTCGTAGAGAGTGCTCAAAATGAACACGGATGTCCTCACTCAAAACTAGGTTCAGATATGCAGGAATGTCATCAATAGAGTTCTGACGGTTCTTTGTATCCTGACGACGAAGTTCAGGAAGAGGAATTGATTTACCAAGAAGAGTGCTGTCAGCATAACGTTGCGAAAATTCCTGATATGTAAAGCTCCTATGCCGGAGTATTTGTGCTGCGATACCACGAGTAGTATTGATCTCTACGGTAAGAAAAGCTTGTTCGAAGATTGACCAATGCTGATGCTTGATGCAGTATTTTAAAAGACCAGAAAAGGAATCAGAGTTCTGATTACTTGGATTTGAAACTCTTGCACAATAAGCCATATGTTTTTCTGCATCAGGAGTAGCAGATACAAATTTGACTTCTGGTTTCATATATTCAAATTTATCTGAAATGTTCATATATTTTAGAAATGTGATTTTTAAAGTTTTCTATATCGTGGTCCAATTTCATTTTATTACAAGTAATACAACAAGGAACACAATTTTCTTTTACATATCCAATGGAGTTTATTTTTCTATCAACTCCATTGGTTGGTATTACTTTTCCATATTGAGTTTTACCTTTTCTCAATATGGGTTCTTTGCCACAATAAAAGCAATTTGATTTTACTATAGTAGAAAAATCATCAAAATTCAAGTTCCATTCTATATTTCTTACTTTTGCTGATTTTTTGTATCTAGTAATTAATGAATTAATATGACCATCTTCAGTCCTTTGCTTTTGACCTCTTTTTATAGCACTTTCTTTTTTAAGGCAACCACAAGATTTATTCCTTGTGTGATAATACATCATTTCCTTTTTTTGATTACAGTATGGACAAATTGCAATAACATATGGTCTGTTTCTTCCACAATACTCTCTTATTCCAAGTTCTTCTATAATTTTCCAATTAGACATTAGTGGTATTTATTTGAACTATAATATTATTTATAGAAATAAGCACCTCTAAATTCCATCTCCATCATCATTCATAATTTTATATCTCTGATTTATTCTCACATCATCGTAGTCATCATCTCCGTCATAAAATACTTCGTCGTAATCAGTAATGTGTTGTGAAATCTCTTCGTAGTTCATCTTATATGAATCTACATCAGAATAAACTTCTGACTTTAGACATTCTACTAGAGATTCAAGGTTTTTGACAATTAACTTAAGCTTTTCTCTATCCATCTTTATTAACCTCGACAAAGGTAATTATACACAAAAAAAGAGGGTTCGTCAAGAACCCTCTTTAATCATTTTGCTGCTACTAGTGTAGCAAGAGATGCTTGTTTAAGCCTTTCTTCTTTTTGCTTCTTTTCTTTAATAAGTTGAAGTACGTTGAGTTTTTTCATCACTTATGTCCCTCCTTTACAAACTTAACACCACGATAGGTTTCGTTGTATTGTTGGGGTTGTTGCATCATTTGTTGCTGATACTCCAGACGCTTCTGGGTATCATACTCAACACCGCGATATACTACTTTTGCCATTGTTTTTTTACTCCAAAGAAATGAGATTTTTAGGTCCCGTTCCTTCAGTCGGTTTGCGTTCGCTATTTGCGAATAGCGAATGAACGTCCCGTTCCGCCGTCCTACTTGCGTCCAGTTAACTGGATGAACGTAAGGTCATTATAGACCTATCAATCTAGTTATGCAAGTAAGTTTGTAAAGTGTTATACCAATTTTATTATTTCTTAATCTCTTTGTCTCCAGTCATCTGGTTTGTCACCAGTGAAAAAGTCAATAATATCATCCGCACCATCAAATCTATTTCTATGATTAGATGGGTCTGGATCTCCCAAATCTAAAGCATTCATAAAACCATCAAGACTATCTTCCTGCATATCAGGGTTTGCTGCACGTCTTCTTGCTTGTCTAAGAATAGTTGCAGCAGAGCGATTTGATTTTGCAAGTTTTTCTGACCAAATCATATCACTTAACTCTACTGATTCACCTTTTGCAATACGTTCACAAATTGCTTCAAGGCGCAAGCGATACTGAGTAGAGAGCATATACTTCTCCAGATATAGTGTATTTAGTTATCGCTCAATATAACTGAGCGTGTGTTCTGTAGCATAAAGTTGTTGAATGATGATATCGCAACCAATCTTTGGATTGCAATCACCACAAGTATAAACATCTACTGCAGCCTTACCTTCCTCAGGCCAAGTATGAATACTAATATGACTTTCTGATAGTAAACAGATTACAGTAACTCCCTGTGGTTCAAACTTTTTTGAGATTGTTTGAATCACAGTAGCACCACTGGCAACTGCTGCATTTTCAAGAAGGTCAATAAGACAACGCTCGTCGTCCAAAAGGACAAACGAGCATCCATACAAATTAAGAAGATAATGCTTTCCCATTATTCAATTGCTTCGGGGTCTATCCCATATTCGTTAATAAGTTTATCTATCTTTGTTTCGTTACCCGAAAGTTTTTCAATTTCAAAAATAGATGATTTTTGATACTTCTTAAGTTTCTTATATTCTTTGATAAGTTTATTTACTTCTCTGTTTTTAATATAAAGACGAAATTCTTTGTCTTCTGCTGATTTAGCAAAACCTTTAAAACCTTCACTCATCTCTTTTTCTTTTTCTCAGGTTGTTTATATCCCCAAAGTTTAGGGTTCACTCTACCATACCCAAAATCAATTTTTTGCACTGATCCTGGACCGTACTTATCATAATACATGTCAAAGAGATTTACTCTCTTCGCACATCTAGTTAAATCAATATGGTTTTCGCCATTAGCAATATACCAAATTAAGTATGCATCACTTGGAAATGAAGAATCCTTCGCTTTAGACAATGTTGTTTTTTCTAGAAGAATTTCACATCCATATTCATGCGGCAGAACAAGTTTTTGATTTTCTGATTGATCTACCATTTTTACATCTTCTCCGACAATTACTGTCATGAGCGCCCACCCCATTGAATATCGGGATATGCCTCTTTAACATTTTCCAATGTTATCTTATATTTATCCGCCAACTTCTTATCTTTTGTAAGAATTAATACTTCTGCTTCTTTAGGATGAAGACCTGTGAGAAGATTAATAAACATCATCTCACGACGAATAGTGTTAAGACCAGCATTACCACCTTTTACATAATGATAAAGATTTTGATATTCTCTACGAAGAGAAGTTTTTCCTCTACCATCAAGGTCTTGACCTGTAGCAGATTCTCCTCCAGCAGCTTCCATTCTCAAATTATCTGATAGAGTTCCGGAATAGACAGATTGTTCCTCTGCATTCGCATAAGGAACATCTCCTTCAGGAAGAAGAGATATTACAGATTCATCAAAGTTCCAAATAAAAATGGTCTTTAGAGAATCATGCTCATAAGTTTTTAGAACTTCCACTTTTTTAGCGTTGCTTCTTTGTTTAGAAGCAAGTTCTAAAATTTCATATATGAATGGATTTATAGGAAGAGCTTCGATTGGTTTTTCAGTCGTCGTCTTCTTCGTCTTCGTCGTAGTCGTAGTCATTTTCAAATCTCACTGCTAAAATTTCGTCTGGTATTACATTCCCATTAACATCAAACATCTCTGGGTGGGTGTAAACTGGTTGAGTTTGGTAGAAGTGTTCTTTCGCCAACCATCCTACTACTCCTCCTACAAAAAAGAACATTATTGAAACTAGTGTTCCTATGGTTAGAGTTACTGCTAGCATTTGTCTTCTCCAGAGAGTTCTATTTTTTCCTTATGTCGAAATGAAAGTCGATAAAGAAATGAAACTCTCTTTTGAAGAGAGAGATCATTTTACCAAACTTCACTTGAAAAGTTTTGGGTCTTTCTGATCTTCTCCTCCTATTGCGTAGTAATAACTCAACACCCCTGTTGATTTGGGGTTCTGATTTATTTAGTTTGCTTTTTGCGTCGCCCTGGTCTTTTGTCATGACTATATTTCCATGCATCTTCTAAGATGCCATACAAGTAATTTCTGATTTTTCTTGCTTGTGGTTTTGGAATGTGTCCGTAACCTTCACGAAGTTGTTTGTGCATTTCATCAGAACCACCCTCAAGATAATCATCAAGATCCATTACAAGATTATTAAGTTCACTTGCAGTTGCACTTTCAATAAACTCTTCAACTTCTACTCTTTTAGTTCCACGAACTTTTAAGTAATCATAAAACTTTAAAACAAATTGACCATTGAATGCATAATCAATGGCTTTCTCAACATCATTGTAAACTTCGTGAAAATTGCTATTCATTAAACTAAGTTTTGCTCCTTAAGGTATTGAACAGTATCAGTACACCCTCCAATATGTTTATCATTTACAATAACTTGGGGGAAAGTAGAACCTTGTCCAAATTCTGCATAGAATTCTTCACGATTAAAATCAACACCAAGTTTGTAAACTACATGTTGTAGTTCTGCTAACTCTAACACTTGTTGGACTTTTGTGCAATATGGGCAACCGTCTTTTGAATAAACTGTAAACTTCATGATTCTTAATAAACTGAAAGTTATTTAGCATTAACTGGAATTCCTTGTCCTTCAGGCAACCATACTTGTTGTTGAAAATCTACAGGAGGTAGTTCTTCTTTCGCGGCAGGTAGTCCTTGTTGACCCGGAAGTTGTTTGTCTGTTGTCGATGTTACTGTAATGACTTGATCCATAATGAACTTTTGCTTTCGATAAGTTCTTTTGTCCTTATCAAATCCAACTAACATTAAAGCATCCTTTTCTTCACCACAGTGAGCAATCACTCTACCTGTGGTTTTATCTATCACCACCCAATAATCATACATTCTTTTTTGTCTTACTCTTTGTATTATAGGTTTCTTTTGCTGGTCTGTAAAGATTTGGCCAGGTATCTCTGATAATTTCTGCGAGTTTGTATGGTGTTTCAGTTGTAATCATTAGTATTTTTCAAGTGAATAAATTCCATTCTTCTCCACAATCGCAGAGCAAGTATCTACAAAATCTCCACAACACATATAAGTAATCTTTCCAAAGTTACGAATATTTCCAGAATGAATGTGTCCACAAATAACCCCATCATATTTCTTATCTCTTTGGACACAAAAAGAAGCAATATCAGTTTCGTATTGATTGATATAGTTCTTTCCCCTCACACTGTTCTTTAAAGCATAAACCAAAGAAAATCGGAAGAATCGTTCTAACCACAAACTCAAAGGCGTAATAATCTCATATCCTTTGTTGAAGATAAGTTGTTTCCAAGACCCAGAAGAATACTCAGAATACTTATCACCGTGAATACAAAGAAACTTATTTCCATTCGAATCTTCATGAACATATTCATCCACCATTTGGAAGTTCTTATGTTTGAAATCACAATAGCGACGAATCTGACCTTCGTGATTTCCAAGAATATAAATGACTTCCGTACCTTTCTTGACTAGGTTTAGAATCTGGTGAACACACTCTGTATGTTCCTTTGTCCAACGAGTATTATATTTTTCCATACAGTAGATGTCAATAATATCACCCACCATCACTAACTTTTTTGTTTTTAGTTCTTTGAGGAACTTGTAAAATTTTTGAGTATTACATCTAGGTGTTCCTAAATGAACATCAGAGATGAAAACTGTATCGTAAGTCATAATCAATATCTACTGGGAGTATACTCCATTCCTTCAAGTAGTTCATCCAACATTATACCATATTCTTTAAATCTTCTATCTCCTGCAATAAAGCACCTCTGACGCATCCAAAGAGCATCTGCCAGAAGTTTAATCTGGTCTTCTGAAAGTGATAAGGTTTTCATTAGTATAAAAGCAACCTTCTTATGTATTAAGGGTTTAATATCTAATATTTTTCCTTGGACGATATGCATAGAGGTTGGTTGGTTTTGGTGGTTCCATCCATTCCTCTATCAAGTTAAATTTACCTTCACAATAAAAATCTTGCTGAACATACCACAATTTCCAATGGTCATGTCCTTTGGATTGATTGCAAGATTTGCAGCAACATACAACGTTCCTTGTAATATCCAATCCACCTTTTGATTGTGGAATAACATGGTCAAGAGTTAAATCTTCTTCTGAACCACAATAAGCACATTTATGATCCCAACTTTCTTTTATTTGTTTTCTCCATAATCGTTTTGCTTCTGATTGACTTGTTGCTTGTAGATTGAACAAGTATTCTTCGGGCGATTGGAGAGGTCCCATAAGTGCTTGCGACTTATGAGTATTTATTTTATTAATAATGATAATGGTCTGTGAGTGATAGCACAACCATGAATATGCCAAATAATATGAAGAATATTAGAATGAGTGACATTTGAGATTTTCTACTAGGAGTTCTAGTTCTTGTAGGGATGCGTCACACTTTATCCAGTTTGCTCGTGAAGACACAACCCAAATATTATCTGGGGTATATCCTTTACCAGGAACTTTTTGATCTAAACTAGGGTTTCTTGGGTCTCTCTTATTATTAGTAGAAACCAAAGGTATTCCAAGCAAAGGACAAGTTTCTGGAATAATAATATCATCTATAATTATACTAAAAGGAATACCTTTTATTTTTGCTCTGTGTTGAGCATTATGAAACATCTTATATCTTCTATCATCACACTTCCTTTCTTCTACAGGTTTTTCTATCACATTTCTTCTTGCCCGCTCTTTCTTCCTATAACATCCACAACTTCTAACTTTACCACCAGGTTTTATAGAATATAAAAATATATTTTTCTCAACCCCACATTCACAAAGACATTTTGCTATTCTACCTTTTGGTGCGGACTTTATATCTAAAATACACAACATAACTTTCCAAACTATGAATAACTTATATTATTTATATTATCATAGTTTGGAAAAGTAGTCAATAAAAAAGACCCTTTCGGGTCTTGATTATTAAAGATGATTATCAAAGAGCATTTCCGCGAGGAAGAACTTCCTCTGGAAATACAAAATTTTCGTGTGGTTGGTCTACTGGTGCTAACCACGCACGAAGCCCTTCGTTTAATAATATGTTCTTCGTGTAAAAAGTTTCCCATTCCGGGTCTTCAGCAGCACGAATCTCCTGACTTACAAAATCATAAGCCCTCAGGTTTAATCCCAATCCGATAATCCCGATAGAAGATGTCCATAAACCCATGACGGGAACAAAGAGCATAAAGAAATGTAGCCAACGCTTATTGCTAAAAGCAATACCGAAGATTTGAGACCAATATCTGTTCGCAGTGACCATACTATAAGTTTCCTCCTCTTGCGTGGGTTCAAAAGCCTTAAAAGTATTTGCTTGTTCGCCATCTTCGTAGAGCGTGTTTTCTACTGTAGCACCATGAATAGCACAGAGCAGAGCACCACCAAGAATACCTGCCACGCCCATCATGTGGAAGGGGTTCAGGGTCCAGTTGTGGAAACCTTGTAGGAACAGAAGGAACCTGAAGATTGCTGCCACACCAAACGATGGAGCAAAGAACCAACTGGATTGACCCAGGGGATACATCAGGAACACGCTGACGAACACAGCGATAGGACCAGAGAATGCGATTGCGTTATAAGGACGAATACCTACAAGACGGGCAATCTCAAACTGGCGAAGCATGAAACCAATTAAAGCGAAAGATCCGTGTAATGCCACAAAAGTCCAGAGTCCCCCAAGTTGGAACCATCTAACGATGTCCCCTTGAGCCTCAGGGCCCCAGAGAAGAAGAAGAGAATGACCCATAGAATCTGCTGGAGTACTAACTGCCGCAGTAAGAAAGTTTGCACCCTCAAGATAGGAGGATGCAAGGCCATGAGTGTACCAACTCGTAACGAAAGTTGTCCCAGTAAGCCAACCACCAAGAGCAAGATAAGCTGTGGGAAAAAGAAGAAGTCCAGACCAGCCAACAAATATGAAACGATCTCGTTTAACCCAATCATCCAGGACATCAAACCACCCCCGTGTTTGTTGTTGTGTTAATGTTGATGCTACCATTTTTTTCTAAGTAAGTGGACAATTTATTCAAGATAGATGGATCATCATTACAATAACCAAGTATTGTATTACATTTACTGCAAATCAATCCTCTAACCTTTCCAGTTTTGTGGCAATGATCAATTACTAATCGTGAATGGTGCTTCACACCTTCTCTGCCACATATCTTACAAATACCATTTGCTTCCTCTCTCATTTTTACAACATCATCATATGGTATTCCATATGTTTTTGCTGCTCGCATGTCGTTTATTTTATCTGGATTATCTTTGTACCTATTCAAGTTTCTTTGTTTGGTACATTCTTTACACTCGGAAAGATAACCAGATGGTCTATTCTTTCTTTTATAAAATTCAGTTACGACTTTTTCCTTTGAGCATTGAGAGCAAACTTTAGTATTCATCTTATTATTTTGGATAAAAACTTATATTATTATTTATCCATTTTGTTAGTTTACTTTACCTTATCGTAGATTGTAGTATCACCATAGTCGCGGTGAATTTTATAACCAACTACAGCACCTTTAGTATTCATCAGTGCTGGCATAAAGACGATTGTGAAAAATACTGCAGGTGCTCCGATGAAGAGCACGGCAACAATAACATAATAAGTCAGCAGTTCAATAAGGTCGGGCATAATAAAACTTTACATTAATGTGGAAAAGAAAAGGGGTCCGAAGACCCCTAGATTAGATTGTAACCCGTATCAACCGATTGCAGGTGCAGTGAGAGCAACAGGAGTGTTCTCAGCAGCAGCAAGGTCAAGAGGGAAGTTGTGAGCGTTGCGCTCGTGCATCACTTCCATGCCCAGACCTGCACGGTTCAGAACGTCGGCCCAGGTATTGAGCACACGACCTTGTGAGTCAATGATGGACTGGTTGAAGTTGAAACCGTTGAGGTTGAATGCCATCGTGGATACACCAAGAGCGGTGAACCAGATGCCTACAACGGGCCAGGCAGCAAGGAAGAAGTGTAGTGAACGTGAGTTATTAAAGGAAGCATATTGGAAGATAAGGCGTCCGAAATAACCGTGAGCAGCAACGATGTTGTAGGTCTCTTCTTCTTGACCGAACTTGTAACCATAGTTCTGTGACTCGTTCTCAGTGGTTTCACGAACCAGTGAGGAAGTAACCAGAGAACCGTGCATTGCACTGAACAGAGAACCACCGAACACACCAGCAACTCCAAGCATGTGGAAAGGGTGCATCAGGATGTTGTGCTCTGCCTGAAACACAAGCATGTAGTTGAAAGTACCAGAGATACCCAGGGGCATCGCATCAGAGAAAGAACCTTGACCAAAAGGATAAACCAGGAACACCGCAGAAGCAGCAGCAACAGGTGCAGAGTATGCAACGCAGATCCAAGGACGCATACCTAGGCGGTAAGAGAGTTCCCACTCACGACCCATGTAAGCATAGATACCAATCAGGAAGTGGAAGACAACGAGTTGGAAAGGACCACCGTTGTAAAGCCACTCATCAAGTGAAGCGGCTTCCCAGATTGGGTAAAAGTGCAGTCCAATAGCATTGGACGAAGGAATCACAGCACCAGAGATGATGTTGTTTCCATACATTAGAGAACCAGCAACAGGTTCACGAATACCATCGATATCGACGGGGGGTGCTGCGATGAACGCAACGATGAAGCAGATTGCTGCTGCGAGCAGAGTAGGAATCATCAGAGTACCGAACCAACCAACATAGAGTCGGTTATCGGTTGATGTAATCCACTGGCAGAATTGTTCCCAAGTATTTGATTGTCGTTGTTGTGAAAGTGTAGCAGTCATTGTTTTAAACAGTTAGTAAGACCATCAGGGAAATGGTGGAGTTACTATGCTCCCGCCACCCTCAGGCGGGATATGAGAGACGTACTTTATACTCCCCATAGGTCTCGGTTAATGGGAGTTGCAATGTTACGAATTATGAGAGGTCCGTAACATTTGTTTACCTATTTATCATAGCATTGTTTTGAAACGCTGTCAATAGGTCCAGTTCTCAAGGTGGTCACTTATAAATACGGACACAAAAAATCTAAATAATTAAAACTGCTTTCCCACCAATGCCAAGGGAATGGAATACTCCTGTCAGAGAGCCTTGGAACGCACCTATACATAATACACTCAAAGCAATAGATAATCACACTCAAGAATACTTCAAGAGTGGTGACAAATGGCATTTAGAAAAAGCGGATATGTTGAGAAACTATCTTACAGAACTTAAGACATGGATACATAAAACAGAGGGGAGATGAAAAAAATATTTCTGGTTGGATTGTTGGCAATAAGATTGATAACAAACGAGGGAGTATTTAATGAAGGAAGAAGACCTCAACCAAAAAGACAACCAGCAGAAGTCATCAGGTTCATCAGAAGACCAGCAAAAAGAGGTAAGAAGAAAGGGTTCTATTTTAAATAAACTTATCTTTATTGTTTGCTGTTCTATTATTGGATTTGTTGGCGTTAACTTTGTTGCTTGTAACTTTATGGTTCCAGGAACAATCAATAAAGCAAATGTAAAAGGAGAATTAAAAAATCCTCCTCCTTTAGATTGTAAAGAATCTGAAAGAAGAGGATATGAAACTTTATTAACTATATTGACTACTGTAATCGCGTTAAGAACAAAAGTAGAAGAAGATTAAGAAGACCACAAATCACCTTCTGCTTTTCTTCTTCTTGCTAATCCCTTTTCAACTTTAGTTCCTGGATTGCGATAAAGATAAAGAGCATCAGGTACTTTATTCCATTCTTTATTCTTAAGAACTCTAGTTATTGTATTGAAACCAGAAGACCCGTAAAAGAGAGCACCAAGATTATAAGCAAAAGATAGTAGAGCACCTTGTTGGTTTTCATTCATCTCATTCCAATATGGAATTTTTTGTAGCGAAGGGAGAAACCTTTGCTCAATATCAAATATCAAAAGTTTATCAGCATACTCTTGAGTAATCTTTCTACCAAGTTTGAAGAAATCGCCATTAAAATCTTTAGTGCTTCCCCAACCAATAGTGATTGGAAGTCCACCTGTTAATGGATCAGGATAAGCATTCAGATGACATCCTTCAAATTCTTTTATCAATTTAATGCCAACTAACGAAACATTATTAGTTGGCGTTTCTACTTTTTTGCATCAAATAATCTACCCCAACCATCATTACCACCTGGACACCATCTGCGAGAAAGTTCGCTTCTCTTATAAACAGCACCCTTACCATTATTAACTGAACCAGTGTATCCATCATTTAGTGAACCGTATGGATCATTGACCACATAATCACCTGAAGGGGTCTTGCCAATCACAACTACCATGTGTCCGCCTGTGGGACGCGATAGAGGACCGCGATGAAGAATACCAATAACAACAGGTCTACCAGAGGCAAGCTCTCTATCAAGATCAGCAAAAGAAAGGCTATAACTGAAACTGGACTTAATACCGTATGACGCAAGAACTTTGGTCTGAACCAAGTGGTCAGTTGTGTCACCGATTGAGAAAACTTTTTGTACATAGGCGTCATCGCCTTTAGGTCCTTTTAGTGTACCGGGTTTGAAATACTCAAGGCACATTGCACAAGCAGAAGAGTTGCAAGTTCTATTTGCATCTCTATAGTTGTCTGTCTGTGGATAAAAAGGAACTTGTAAAATTGAAGTTTGAGGTTTGTCTTCTTTAGATCTATAAATTCTCACCCAATTTGCATCATCTTGCATTAAATCTTGGGCTTTCAGTTGCAAATCTTTTTCTAGTTGCTCAACAGCAGCAACGTGCTTTGGATTTTTTTCGTCGTAGTGCTTGAAAAAATTATGGAGATCTATGAGCATTATTGTATCTAAACCCTGCACTATATTTATGAAAAAAGGAGGGTTTTACCCCTCCTTCAATCAAGCAGCGACTGCTTCTTTTACTGTAGATTTTACATATTCCAGAACTTTCTCTGGTGTGGTTTCAACATAAGGATCATTAATTGCATTATCACTCTTTCCAGGTTCTTCAAACAGTTTCTCAATGATACCATTATCAACAACTGCGGCATAACGCCAAGAACGCTCACCAAAACCAAGATTGGACTTCATTACCAATTGACCCATGCCACGAGTGAAGTATGCATTTCCATCAGGAATGAGTTGAACATTCTTGATATTTTGATCTTGGGCCCATGCATTCATCACAAACCCATCATTAACAGAGATGCAGTAAATAGCGTCGATGCCGCTACCAATAAAGTCGTTAAATTTCTCTTCGAATCCAGGTAACTGATAGGCACTGCAAGTAGGAGTGAAAGCACCAGGCAGGCTAAAAATGACCACACGCTTCTTATCGAAAAGTTCTTTGGATGTACGATATACAAATTCTCCGTTCTCACGGAAAGCAAGTTCCACTTGAGGAACTTGATAACCTTCTCTACGCATAGTAACCTCTATAGTCATTTCATTCTTTTTAAAAATATTAAACATAAGTATTAATCAAAGACAGCAGTAACTCCTACAACTTTAGCATTCGGATTTCGTGCAAGTGCAGTTTCTCTTGCATCTTTATAATCTCTTGCCTCTAAGGTTTCGTAGAAAACTTTACCTGCCACATACAACTGCACTTTACACTTCATCTCACCAAATTCCAGGAATGATTTGTCCAGTCAGGGCATAGGAACCCATAGCGGCAACGATACCAATCATCGCTGCCCAACCATTAATACGTTCTGCACGTTCGTTCATTTGTTTTCTCCTTGATAGGGGTGTTTTTGTTTAAGTTCGGGATTTGGTTGTGAAGGAACAACTGGGTTCCTTGACTTGTTTTTGATGACAATAAATGCATCATTTTGATAGGATACTGTCCCAAACGGTTTTGCCCATTTTGGATTTGCATCTGGATGAGTTGCAGTTCCTGTTACTGCTACTCCACCAATCTCAACAGAGATTTCATCATCAGCATCCCACCCAAGTTTCTCAAGGGCAATTGCAAACTGCCCAAGCATATCTCCAGTGCTCACAGGTTCTCTTCCTGTTCAGTCAGAACAACACAATCACTTGTAGGATAAGCAACGCAAGTAAGAATAAATCCTTCTGCGATTTGCTCATCATCAAGGAACGATTGCTCCTCGTTATCTACAGTACCAGAAATAAGTTTTCCAGCACAAGAAGAACAAGCACCTGCACGACAAGAATAATTAAGATCTACTCCTGCTTCTTCAGCAGCTTCAAGAATGTATTGATCATCTTGACACTCAATAGTAGTTTCGGTGCCATCAGGAGATTGAAGAGTAATGTTAAAAACAGTCATTAGTAAGTGTCACAAAGTTTTTCTACAGATGCTGCCAACAATACGAAGAAGGCAACTGATGTTATTGTAAACAAGAGTGAAGTCATTGTCAACCCTCAGAGGACCCCGAAGAAAAACTTGTGAGTGAAAGTATAAGAAATAAGCCCAGCAACAATACCGACCATAGCCCAGCGTCCATTCATTTTCTCCGCCTTTTCGGCATAGGGTTCGATGCCATAACGCTCAAGGTCTTCCTTGGTCATATACATCGCAGGTTCTTTAGCAAACATATTCATTTGCCCAAACTCGTTTTTTGTAACGGTCATTATCTTTTGTAAAGATTTACAACACAAGTATATAGGAAATCTTAAGAGATGTCAAGCCCCTCTGTCAGGAAGTCATAAAAAAAGCACCCCAGAGAGGGGTGCCTTCACTCAGATTATGAGTAGTTTATCAGAACTTGAAGGTCGTCTGAATCACACCACCCCAGTTAGAAGAGTTACCAGCAAGGCGCTGATTGTCACTTCCGTAGATGATAGCAGGAGTGACGCTGATGTTATCAGACACTTGATACTTGTAGAAGATTTCAAGCATCGTGGACTTCTCAAGGTTCTCGCCTGTAGGTGCTTGACCGATAGCAACACCAGCAGAGTTACCATCAACAAACACATCTTCCCAAGTCAGACCAGCAAACCAGGACTGGCTGTTGGTAGCAGCACTTTGAGTGCCACTTACAGTATTCCAACCGTAACCACCAGAGATGGAGGGAACCCAACCAGATTGAGTAGGTTGCCAGTAAGCATTCAGGGCATAACCATTAGAGGTTTGACCTGGAACCAGAGTGCCAGAAGCACCGTTCAGACCGTTGTAGGTACGAACACGGGTGCCTTCGGTGCCATAACGATAACCGAAAGCAGCACCCCAGTTAGTACCACGATAACCAATCTGTGCCAGAGTGTTCAGAGCACCAGAACGATCAAACTCACCCTTAGAACTATCAGCACCATTCTGTGCCACATAGTTTACACCAGCAACAAGACCTTTCTTACCATACTGGATACCGAAACCAGAACCAACTGCTTTGTTATATACACCAGGAGCACCAGCAACAGCAAAGAAGTCAAGAATACCCGACTTATAAGCAGTAGGAACCCAGGCAATCTCTGTGTTACGAACTAGAGCACCAGCAGTAAGAGTAGTGCTACCGTTGAATACAGGGAACTGGTAATACAGACGGTCGATAACTACGTTGTTACCGTTTTCACCAGAGGTGTTATCTGCCTTATCCAGTTTGAAGATCGAAGAACTGGAACCGAAAGGATTGCTGCTAAAGTTAGCAGAACGCAGACGGGTTTTCAGAAGATCTTGTCCGGTGAATGAAGTGTCCAGGTTCAGACGCAGATCATAGTTGAATGCAGTACGAGTGATGTCACCACTTTTGGTTTGGTAGTTATCTACACCACCAAGAACAAAGTTTGCTTCACCACGCAGTTTGGTGGTGGTGGAGAACTGTTGTGCTTCCAGAACACCAACTTTGGTTTCTAGACCATCAACACGACCTTTCAGAACAGCGAGTTCAGCACCGAATTCTGCAAGAAGCTTCTTGAGTTCATCGGTAACTTCAGTCACACGGTCAAGACAAGCATTCAGAAGTGCTGCTGCCTCATAACGAGTCATGGCACGAACACCACGGAAAGTGCCGTTAGGATAACCAGCAACGCAACCGTAACGCTCTACCAGTTGCGAGAGTGCTTGATATGCCCAATCGGTAGGTTGCACATCAGAAAATTGAGTGACGCTTGTGACCTGCTCAGAGGAGTATTGGTTGACTGCTACCATATTAAGATCTGCGGCATTCGCAGCAACAGGAGCAACCATACCCAGAGCAACAGGTGCGAGCATCAGTTGTTTGAGTTTCATAAAAGTGTTTTAGTACTAAACGACATTTAGATTATTAAGAATTACAACAGAATTCTTAAGTACTTATTTAGTTTAGTACGAACCTTTAACCTTGTCAAGAGTTTTGTTGTTGTACCGCTGAACTTTCTGTCACTCTTCCAAGATATGGATTGTAATCCATCAATTCATCAATAGGATAGTTTGAACCAGAGGTGACCCAGAAGTTAGAAATTGCTTGATGATTACCCCTATGGAAAGTATCAATATGATCTGGATGAATGCTAGATCCCAACTCAATTTTGTAAAGTAAGATTGGAATTGAATAAGTATTGCCCGAATTGTAAATCAAATCATCAGCAACTGGACGAGGACGAACTCCATTATCAAGTTTAAACTTGTCACCTCTACAATGTAAATTGATCAGTTTTTGTGCATGGTGTCTTGTAATCACATAACATGCTGTAGAGAATTCATTCACAAATCTTTTGTGAATTTTTACATGAATATCGCCAGTACAAATAATAGCAAGTTGAACTACATCCCAATCATAAGGAACTCTTGCAATAGCATCTTGCCAAGTAAAGTTCCAATATTGGACAAGATCTAAGTTACAATCATCTTCCATGATAATTGCATATGGACTATCAGAAGTTTCATACCAATACTTAATTGCTTTTAGATGAGAGGTAACACAACCAACTTCACCAGAAGTCATATTTTCCGGATACCTACCTTTGATAATATCACTCAAATCATCTTCTCTACCATCATATGCAGATACACGATGATAATCAGTGAGTTCCCAGTAGTCAAACTGTTCTTTCATATACTCCCAACGCTCTGGTTGTCCATCTAAATTGATCAGATAGATTGGACCAAAGTTTTTGAGTTTATGTGCAGATTTATTTTTGTCTCTAATGATATCCATTGACAATCTTTTCTATATTTGGTAGATAATGCTTTTTAAGTATTGTACACCATTCAAACTCTTTTGCATAGTCCAAAATTTCTTGTCGGTGTTGAATAGAATACTCTCTATTTTTTACAATTACTTCTTCAACAAATGAAGAATCTTCAATTTTATTTTCAGGAATTACAGAAATAAATTCTCTATCAAGATCAAGATTTGCAGTAGCCCATTCACTTACAACTACACCAAGTCCAGCAGCAAATGCTTCCATACAAACAAGAGGATGTGCTTCTCCATCAGAAAGAAGAACTAAGTTACCATAATCCGTTAAGTTTTGGTAAAGAACTTCTTTTTGCCACTCGCCAAGGTAGTTTTTAGATTGATCAAATCTATCTTCTGCAATATTACCAGCATACCAAAGAGAATCAATACTTTGAAATAAGAACTGACGCTTTCTATGATCTACTTTTGCAAGATAGATTGATCTATTAGGAAACTCAGGACTCTCTGAAAATCTAAAGTTTTCCATCATTACACCATTTGGATTCAGATAAAGTTTATCTTCTGGAATCTCTGCAAGTGTATTGTAGATATTATTAATACCATCCGATAAACCAAAAACGTTTGGTTTAATGTTAGTAAACTGATCAAATACTCTTTGTCTATATCCACCCATCAGTTCTGGACGTTCAATATATGCAAAGTGTGTTGTAACTGCACAAGGATATTGAATATAAGGATATAAACCAATCCAGTCGTCATAATTAATATGAACAAAATCTGGACGAAACTGATTAATCATATTGATAATCTGATAAGGATCACCAACATTTACGATCTGAACTTCGTGTCCAAGTTTGTTCAAGGATAATTTCATATCCCAAATTAAAGATTCAACAGCACCCCAACCTTTTGGTGGAATTGGAAGTGCTGGTCCAATAATTGATATTCTCATTTTAGAATTTCAAGAATGTCCTTTTCATATTGATTGACGATATTCTCCCATGAGAAATTCTTTACACCATACTCACGAATTTCTTCGCGCATACCAACAGAAACTTCTCTATTTTCTTTGATTGCATTCTCTACATATTCAAGATCATTCAGTTTATCGTCAGGAATGATAGTAATGAAAGGAAGAGAAACATCAAGATCATATGCAGCATACTTGGAGCACACAATACCAATACCAGAAACTAATGCCTCTTTGATTACCAGTGGTGTTCCATTTTCGCCATCGGAGAGAAGCATTAAGTTTGCATATTTGGTTACATTTTCATGCTTTTCTTCAGTGGTCCATTCACCAATATAACTCTTATGAAGACGATCAAACGTGGTAGTTGGAGAATAACGACCAACGAATTCAATACTATCAATTGATTGATAAATCCACTGACGCTTTCTGACTTCAATCTTTGCCATGTACAGAGTTTTATCTGGTTTCTCACATTCAACATTGAACTTGAAGTTCTTGTGCTGAGCACCAAGACCTAAGCGAAGAAGTTTAGAAGTATCAGCACCACCATTCTTATAAGTTTCAAGATCTTTATCAGAGAGACAGAAATTATAGTGATCCTTCTGATTCACTAACCAGTTGTAAGTAGCAGTATATCCGTCTCTCTGATGAAATTCAAACTGATCAACATAAGGATATGCACTACTAATCGCAGTTACAGATTTTGGTGATACTTGTTTAATAGCATCCATCACTGGATGAAAAACATCATAGAAGAGATGAATAAAATCAAAGTCATTTTCTTGAACGGTCTTTACAATTTCATTGAGATCAGGAACATTAATGATCATTCCTTCATGACCTTTCTCACCAAGTTCACAAGCAATCTCCCAAATTAGAGATTCAACAGCACCCCATCCATCAGGCGGAATGGGCATAATACCAGGTCCAATAAATCCAATTTTCATCAGTACAATTCCTTATATGCATGAACAAGAGTGAAATCACTTTCGCGGAAATTAGGTGTTTTCCATACTTCAGTGAGATTAGTATTAATTGAATAATGCTTGCCGATTACAAAATATGCAATCTGCATGTAAAGATCTAACCATCCAAATCGATAATCCATATTGCTTAGAATATTCTCAAAATCAAAATCAATAAAGTCATAGATTTTGTGGTAATTATTAAGGAAGGTCTCAATATTATAAATGCTACCCCCACCCGCTCCATACCAATCTACATTTGGATTTGCACCGTACTTATCACGAATGAAATCTAAAAGTGCTGGTGCTATTGTATTTCCAGGAACTTCAAATCCCGCACACTCCCAGATAGGATTGATCTTTACTTCACCCTGAGTGAGAACATCGTCCTCCATCATAATCATGTGAGTTCCACCATTTGCTTTCACATGTCTAGCAGCCTCTCTAAACATATGAATCCAATGTAAACTCTCATCCTTAGTGAATCCATATACTCCTGATGGATGACCAGAATTTCTACGCCCAATTCTCATATAAGAATGAACATAGTTGACGTTATATTTTTCACACAAGTCAGAATAATCCACACCACCATCACAACAGATAGTGTATGGTGCATCTGGATGATACTTTCTAAATTCTTGTAGTACAAACTCAGTTGCTTTTTTGTTTTCATATACGGTATGAAAACATCCAAATTTTACAGTCATGATTCTTTCAGATAGTGTGGATGAATGTCGTCACGATATAACCAGAACCAATGTGGTTCACCTGGAGGAGTAGGTTGCACATCAGGCACCATATCCTTAAAGTCGTAACTAAATGGAGGATTATAAAAACTGAATACTGATGGATCTTTCATACCGACCCACTTTTCAAAATTCATTCTTTCAATAGGACCAAAATCTTCTTTTTCACGATTGAATGCTTGTTTAGTTGGATGTTGAAGAGTTGAAATATAATCTGCTCTCGCCCACCAAAAATTACCACTCATATGTGGCCATGGATCTAAACAGTAATTAACTCCTGTAACCTGATAGGTATCTAACCTATCAAGATTTTCTTTCCATTTATCAATACAACCCCATTCCATGAGGTGTCTCCAACTATTTATTGCTCGCACTCTACGATCAGAATAAACGTCTCTCACACCACAAAAATGACTAATTCCTTTTGTATGAAAGTACATCACTTTGTGTGCTCGTTCATTTACGCAATCTTCGTAGAGATGTTTAAGAGTAAAACCTTCATACTCTTCATCACTATCTCTACAATCCACAATATTAATCCAATCATAGAGAGAAACAAACTCTTTGATTCTAGATGCTTGTGCTCCATTAATAGCACACTTCACAGTTGCTACTTCAGTAAGTCCTGAACGATATAATCTTTTAATTTGTTCATCAACCATGATCTTCCACAGATCAGTATCTGCAGGAGACCAAATGTGATAGTAAACATTTACTCTCATAAAATTACCACTGATTATTTTCTAATGCTTTATTATCTTTTGCAAGGTGAACCATTTTCTTGGGGAATTCACAATACTGTTCGAACATTTCTGGAAAAGCATAGTCAGGAGCAAGTGTATGTGTTTCATCACGATGAGTTAGAAACCACTTGTTCATATAACTCTCTTCATAATATCTTGCAGAGACATTATTATCAACATCCTTTTTAGTCCAAAGATCAATTTGTTCTATCATGTCAAAGATAAAAGGAACTTTTCCTCCCCATAAACATCCTTGATAATACACGGACATATCCATAATACTATCATCAATGCAAGCATTTGACAATGGATTTATGTCGTATGATCCTGGATATTGATTGTGTGGTTGAAATCCAATTTTGTGGCAAGGATGATGGACACCAATGTACTTCTTAGCATCATCAAAGAAATCGGAATATTCAATTTCTTCCCATGCATAAAGATCAGCATCAACAGATATCAACCAATCACAATCAGAAACTTTATGCTTCAATTTTAACATTTCTTCAAATGTCTTATGATAAGTTGTTGGAAATCCATAGTGAGGAATTTTCATCTTCACAATATTATCTGGAGATCCTTCAAGATCTCCATCAGTAAAAACAAAGTATTTTTTTTCTACTTCAGGAATAAAATACTTTTCCAATCTTTCATACCACTGAGGAAGAAACTCAATATATTTTTGAGTTCCCCAAAATGTAACTGCAATTTTCATTTTAAAATATGATTTGGTTGCCAATCAAAAGTTCTTCTAACTTTAGAATTTTCAATATGCAAATACGTCTTTTCTGCTTTTTGATTGATTCTAAGATTTAAAGATCCACGTTTTGATACTATATCTATTATATCACATATTGACAAAGATTGTCTTCCAACCAGAAACAATTCGTGTTGGTTTTCTAAATTTTTATCAACAACTTTGATGAGTAGATCAACAAAGTCATCAATATGAATTAAATCTACTCTTGTTTTTAGATCTGCAAAAATTTCAATTACTCTATCAGTGTTCAATGAATTAATAAGTTTATCAACTAAACCATTTACTCTGCTGTCACTAACATTTGCTCCCCAAACATTAGAAGTTCTAAGCACAACGGTTTTACATGAAAGTTCCTTTAGCATATTTTCTACATGAAGTTTACACTCTCCATATAAAGAGTGTGGTGATGGTTCATGCTGTTCCCAAACAGTTCTATTGTGGCCAAGATGCAAATCTCCAGCAGAGGAAATGAATATAACCTTTCCATTTGGATTCTTCTTTACATAGTAGTCAAATAAAGTTTTGCTATTAGTTACATCATTTTTAATAACTTTTTTAAATTCATCATAGGTATTTCTAGTTGTAGAAGACCATGCAAGATGAATCAAGCAAGAATTTTCATGAGATTCAAAGACATCAACAACTTCATCTCTGTAAGAAATTGTAGTGACTTCTCCATCATAAATTTCTAAAAATCTTGATCCGATTAATCCATTAGCACCTGTAACGTAAATCATTTAACGATAGTCCATTCCTCAGGAATCAAATCACTTGTGTCGAGATGTGCATTGTTAGAACCAAACCATTTCTTTGGATCAGGAGCACACACTACCTTGTTTACGCTCTTAGATAACCATGCGCCCCACCAAGAGAAAGTTGAGTTAGCAATAATAAAATCTGCACACAAACTCATTAGACATAGATCAGTATAACTATCATTTCCTTCTGAAACCAAGAACCTATCATCTTCAAATAGAGATTGTTCTTTGCACCATTCAGGATCATCGGAAAAGATTATGACTGTTCTATTGCTATCAAACTTTTCCAAAGATGCCTCATAATAATCAAGTCCAAGATTATTATGATTTGCAGAGTTGATTAGAAAATCACCACGACGAATATGAAGTGCAACAGGTCTATCAACTTCACTCATTTTATGTTTACAAAGAAGAGAGATTTCATTTTTAAAGGTGAAGTCCTGACGAATTTCATCTTCAATATTTTTAAAATATTTTTCAGTTTGAAAATATCCTTGAAGATTTACCCAATCTGGACATTCATCAAAGATATTTTTATCAAAGGCAAATCCTTCTTCTACAACAGTCGGTCTGTCTTGGTCAATGGTTTGAATATTGAGTTGAGTAACATTTGACATTACAAAAGGATCGAATAATTCAATCCTCAATTTATTACCTAGTCCATCAGAAACTACTTCATTGTGATATGGAATGCAGAAATTATACCCAAGATTTTTTGCAATTCCACGAAGAGATGCATACTGGAACATTTGATTTCCCAGTTGACCCATTTTACCAAGATAATTAAAACCTATCATTCCTATACCATTTAATAGTTTTTTCTAATCCACTTTCCAGCGAATACTTTGGTGTCCAACCTAGTTCTGATTGTATCTTAGCATTGTCAATCGAATATCGCAAGTCATGTCCTGGACGATCTTGAACATATTCAATCAATTCTTCTGATGCATTAAGAAGATTTAAAAGTGTTTTAACTAGATCAATATTTTTGACTTCACACTCTCCGCCAATATTATACTTTTCACCTACTCTTCCATGATTAAAAACTTCGTAAATTGCTTCACAATGATCCTCAACATAAATCCAATCACGAATATTTTCTCCTTTACCATAAACAGGAATTCTATTTCCTTTCAAAATATTTGTGATTGTCTTAGGAATAAGTTTCTCTACGTTTTGTCTTGGACCATAGTTATTGGAGCAGTTTGTAATCTTAACTGGAAGTCCATATGTGTTGTGAAATGCCATCACAAAATGATCACTTGCTGCTTTTGATGCAGAGTATGGATTTTGTGGATCATATGGTGTTTTTTCTGTGAAAGAAGAATCATCATATCCAAGTGATCCATAAACTTCGTCTGTAGAAATGTGATGAAACATCTCCACTCCATAATCAACAGAAAGACGAAGAAGATTTACTGTTCCAATAACGTTTGATTCAATGAAAGGTGTAACATCTTTAATTGAGTTATCAACATGACTTTCTGCAGCAAAATGAAAAATTTTTGAAGGTTTATATCTTTCAAACAGATCTCTAAGATTTTCTAGATTACTAATATCCACTCTTGCAATATTATGTTGTGAAAGTGGATATAAATTCATCATGTCTGCTGCATAACTAAACCTATCAACAACAACTATTTCTTCATCCGTTCTTTCTGTTAAAAAATGAACAAAGTTACTTCCAATAAATCCAGCGCCACCAGTTACAAATATCATTGACATCTAACCTGTTCTACGATTTTAAGAATACCTCTACAACGATTCAAATATGTATGATCTCTCTTTACAATTTCCATTTGATGAAGGATGAGTTCTTTATTGTTTTGATTTTCCATACCAAGATCAAAAATTTCCTGAGCATTTTCTGAAGTAAGAATGCTGTCATCAATAAAGTGCTTTAGGTATGGTGCATCAGAAACTGCAAGACATCCATAACTAATTGCTTTTAGAACTCTGCAAGGAAGATACCAATTGTCTTTTTGTTCTTGTGGTCTGAAGTCAGGAACAAACATTGATCTCTGCAGAATATTCACATGCTCTTCATCTGTTGCAGGATTTATATTTGGATCATAATGATTAAATGGAATACCTTTATTCTTTACAATCTCAATGAATTGTTGATGAAGTGGTTCTGCATTTGATCTAGGAGCATGAATAGTTCCTACGAAGTTATATTCATTATTGCGTTCTTTGTTTACCCAGTCCAAATCAATTTCTTCAGGCATTAAATTTGTTGCCCAACTAAAGTAAACAACGTTATAAGGTTCTGGTGCTTGAGTATCAAAAGTTACGCCCTTTTCAATCTCAACATAACGATCATCATCTGGAATAGGTTTCTTAAACTCTGCGACTCGATAATTTACCAAACATCTAACTTTATCAAGATATTTGTTAACATTGGTAAATTTATCATATGCAAAATAGATTCCAGTATTAACAATAGGCACATTATAATCAAGAGGTCCTTGATTATCTACAAAGAAAATGCAGTTTGAATAATCAAATTCAGATTGTGAAGGAAAAGATTGATCACTAAACCAATAAACTTCACATCCCAACCTTTCAAATGCTTTCTTCATTCCAGCATAGATGTAAGAAAAGGTTTGATATGGTTTATTCTCTACCCAAAATACAATCTTATTTTTCACTTTGTTGCCTCCAGATCACTATCACACATTTCTTTTACAAGATCCGCAAAAGAATACTTAGGTTTCCATCCAATTCTTTCTCTAGTATAAGTAGGATCTCCAACTAGAGAATCTACTTCCGCAGGACGATAAAATTCAGGATTAACCTTAACCAAAACTTCGCCAGTATCTTTGATAGTTGCGACTTCTTCTACGCCCTTACCAGACCATTCAATATCAAATCCAAAATGATTACATGCAATATTTACAAACTCGCGGACAGAGTGCTGCTCGCCCATGGCAACGACATAATCATCAGGTTCTTCGTTCTGAAGCATTAACCACATTGCTTCAACATAGTCCTTTGCATGACCCCAATCACGTTTTGCATCCATATTACCAAGTTCAAGTGGAGCAGTGCGCTTACCGTTTTTAATCTCTGCAAGAGTTTTGGTAATCTTGCGCGTCACAAAAGTTTCTCCACGACGAGGACTTTCATGATTAAAAAGAATACCACTGCATCCAAATAAACCATATGCTTCACGATAGTTTTTCGTGATCCAGTGTGCATATAGTTTTGCTACGCCATAAGGAGAGCGTGGATGAAACTTTGTATCTTCTCTTTGAGGAATTGCTTGAACAAGTCCATACATTTCTGATGTGCTTGCTTGATAAAACTTAGTTGTATTAATCAATCCAAGAATTCTAATTGCTTCAAGAATGCGACACACCCCAAGAGCATCTACATCAGCAGTATAGAGTGCATTTGAGAAGGATACTTTTACATGACTTTGTGCTGCAAGATTATAAATCTCATCAGGACGTGTTTCTTGAATGATAGAGGTGATGTTAGAGAAGTCAGTTAGATCTCCATAATGCAATGTAATCTTAGGATTTCCTAGAAGATAGTTAATTCTATCTGTACAATCAGATGTAGAATTCCTACGAATGATTCCATGAACTTCATATCCTTTACCTAAAAGGAGATCCGCAAGATAAGATCCATCTTGCCCAGTAATACCAGTGATAAGTGCTTTTTTCATATTAGTAATGAACTTGATAATCTACGGGATTTGTTTTGATTTTGTTATTTGCAATATGGTGTTTTAGAAGAAGTTCATTACACCAATATCCATCAATCTCATTTGATTGTCGAATGAGTTGTCCTATTTGATTATAGACACCACAGAATACATTCATTGTATTTGTTGAACCCATACCAAACCAATCACTAATCATACCATCAGGTTGGTATAGATCTTGATATATTAATGTATCATCATTTACAGATACCTCATCCAATTTTAACACTACATGAGGTGAGTAGTCAATTCTATTTCTAATTACTAAATCATATTCAGTGCCAGTTTCTACTGAATACTGCTCTTTCAAAAGGTTTGCAATCATAATACTATAGAACATACTATTCGTAGTATCGCAAATATAATCCTTTGCTACTTCTAATCCAGAAGGAACTTCAAGTGCCCATGTATGAGAATGAGTGAATACCTTATCAGGAAATTCATATCTTCTTGTCCATTTCTTCGGTTTCTCAACCATTATTCTTTTTGGTTGATAATAATGAACAAGTTTATCAATTGCTTGAGGATCTAATCTATGAGATTCTCTTCCAGGTATAACTGAATTAGTGCTGAGATTTTCTGAATCAAACCAAGTATGAATGAATACATCAACATCGTTGTGTTGAAGAATTGCCTGATTTAATTTATGAAATCCAACATCAACAACTCTAGGTTGACCAGATAAACATAATGCTACTTTCATTTTATTTCTCTCACATAATCACTACAAACAGCATAGCATTCATAGTTACTTACATTTATTATACCATCTTTAGTAGTTTCTGGCATCACTACTACAGAATTGCATCCTACTGATTGTCCAGGATAAGTCCAGATATATCCTTTACTTGTGAGAGTAAACTTATCTGTTTCGTGCCAGAAGAAATTATAATCTACAGGTGAGTTTGATATTTTTTCAAGAGCGTCGTAGTTTTTACAATGAATCCATAAAGATTCTTTATTTTTGTATAACCATAGAGCACTAATTTCATACTGAGGTTCATCATGTCCTAGGTAGAAAGAATTGTCTTTATACCACAAATCAATCTCAGAATCATAACCTTCTGAGATTGCACTCTCAATATATTCTGGTTTATTTTCCTCTAAAGGATTAGGTCCTGTGGTATTACCTCTATGTGCTATCAGTTTCATACCATGTACTTATCTGAAGGAATAGATGGCCATCTAACAATGATCAATTCAGAATCTTCAAGAAACTCCACATCTGATACTTCATTTGGTTCATAAATCCACATATCACCTGTAGACATAAATTTACCATTAACTTTAAGATCACCAGAGACAATGTAGTTTAACTCATTGGTAACCTTATGAGTATGAGGAAAAGTTTTGCATCCCTTTTTATGCTTATGATGTGCTACTTCAAAGAATGGATTCTTAAAAATAGATGGTTCAAAATCACCAACAAACCATCCTGCTTTAAAGTCAGTAATATTTGCTTGAATCACTTTTCTAACTCCTGAATGCGAACTTGATGCCGACCACCATCAAAACTATGAGTTGAGCATAGTTCTAGGTACTTGTCTAACTTCTCAACAGTATAATCCTTCGCAGGAATAGCAAAGAAGTTTGCACAATTATGACGAATGGCCATTTCCATAGAGAAGTCATCATAGATAAGTGCCGAACGAATACCTTTGTATTTGTTCGCGCAGATGTTTACACCCTGTCCCGTGCGACAGAAACCAAATCCATAATCACAATCACGCTCAGCAATTGCTTTAACTGCTTGTGCAATGTAGTCACTATAGTCACAATCCTTATTAAGAATAGTTCCAAAATCAATATATTCAAGATTATGCTTTTCAAGAATATGTTTGAACTCTTCCTTTGCTTCAAATCCAGAATGATCTGAGCAAATTGCAATAGGTTTATCACCAATCTTACGGATTACATTCTCCTTATAGAAGTGAAACTCATCAGGAGTTCCAAAGACATGCATCTTATCTACATCTGAAGTAACAATCTTCTTACCATCATCAATGAGAAGATTGTACAAAGGTGCAATATAGAACTCGTTTTTAGTTCTGATATCCTTTGCAATCATTTCTCGTGCATAACTGCAGAAGTCAGAACCTTTTTTGAATCCATAGATTCCAACACATGCATTAGAACTGATTGCTTTTTTCTCAGCAGTTCTCTTCACATATCCAGATTCATCAACATCAGCATAACTATAGTTTGCAGAGTTTGATTTGAATGTCAAAAGAAGTCCATCTGCATCCAAATCATTGATTGTATGAGGATCAAATACTGGGCGGAATTCAATATCCAAAGTATGAATCACAAGAGGTGCATCGTTATCAATATAATCTTCAGCATATAAACAACTACATACAGATCCATCAGTAAGTTTATCAAGAATCACAATCTTGATATCATCACCAAACTTTTTCTTTAGTAGTTCATCAATATGAAAATTATAGACAGTTTCGTCTCTAACTACAAAGATTAAGTTACAATCTTCGTAATTAAGACAATCAAGAGAAATATCAATGAGATGCTTATCTTTAATATTGATAAGTTGCTTCGGTACTTTAAATCCTTCTTTAATAAATCTACTACCAAGTCCCGCCATCGGAACAAGAACATTTGGTTTCATATTGAATTCCTAATAATTTCAGTTGTCTTTAAATGAGCAAATTCAATCCAGTTATGGATGTCTCCCACATTCCTTAGTAATTTATATAATAAGCAAGAAGCGAATGTGTCACCAGCACCAAGAACGTTCACTCCCTTAAGCATAAGTTCTTCTGGTAGTTTATAGAAGAACTCATTCTCTCCATTTGATACAACGCTTCCTGACGAACTATGGAGCACTACATATCCTTTTGTTGCCTTCACATAATCAGATAAATCATCATCAATATCTTCATCAGAAATAAAGAGATAATCAACATATTTAAGTAAATCTTTATTCACTGATTTCCCAGGACATATATCCGCAGTGATAATACCATCTAGTGCTGGAATAAAATCATGAATAGACATCTCATTTAGATAGATGAGATGATGAACTTTTGATTCAAAAATCTTTGCTTTGTGCTGCACAAGATTCAAGTTTGCTTTCGAATATCTTCGCGCTGCTGGTTTATCAACATAGACAAGTGCTTGACCAACATCAATCGGAGAAAGTCCAATGTTTAATGTTGAATCAATCTCAAGCAAAGATTTCCAAACATTTGCCATTGATCCTAAACTTTTCTTTTCGGAATCTCCGTCAAGAATAGTATCAA